CGTAAATTTAGCATTTATATTCCTAAATAGATACTATGCAGTAGGTAGTGGTAAAATACAATCTATAACGCGTATGTCTTATTGTTTAGAAGAATTTCTTATTGAGATATCACATGAGCGTTCTTTACTTACTCTATTAAATTACGATGAAAATCAACGCAAACTTATATGTACTTTTATAAGAGAGCTACAAGCATGTAAAAAATCGCGCAAGCTAAAGACTTTCATGAATGAGTACATAAATGGTTATAGAATCGTGTATCCGCAGCATATGCAGGAAAGATCGCGTATGTTTGAAACTATGTTAGTCATGCTTGATCAGTTACAATCCCGTAAGATGACATATTTTTTTGAAAATCATGCTCTCGAGATTTTAAAAGCACATTTGTGGGGTTTACGTAAGTTTGGTGATCCTATTAGATTACACTTAGGACACTTTAAAGATGATAATGCTTTACATAGATTAAAGACTTATTATAGTTGGATCAGGCGTAGAGATATAATCGGAGAGCAATCTTATTCTTTTGGAACGCAGAAAGCATCTAGTAATCTTAAAGGTTATGATTTTTAATCATTTAGTTATTTTATCATAGATATATTTATTATATTATTAAAATGGATTTATTAACATTTAAAGACGTACCTTTGTATACACCTAACACTCTTGCTCTACCAGAAGCCTGGCAAGCAGTGTCTTTTAATACACTGGATTTTACTGATAAGTCTAAACTTAAAAACGTATTGATTACTTATTTAGAAAAGTTTGAATTTAATGGGCGCGATAGCTTATTAATACACTCAGACGCTTTTGCTTTCAGGTTATTCGTTTCTTTATATAGAGAGATAGGTTCACATATTACCCCAGATAATTATAAACTTTTAAATTGGCCTAGCTATATAGCAGCTTTGCGCAGTGAAGGTTTTAAGGGTTTGAATACCTTGATGCAGGATCTTTACAGTTTACGGTTTTTATTTATATTTGATCTAACTTTGTCTACTAAGGATGATAATAACTATTTTGAAAAGATAGTAGATTACACACATTTACATAACATAATTCTATTTATAGTTACACGAATTGATGGACCTAAAGTCGTAGATAGTCTACCTTTAGAATTAGCAAAAGTATTTAACGAGAAATTTTTACGTATAGGAATTAATGAATAGATGCAGCCAGATCAAATAGAATTACTATTAAAATCTATAGTACACGATGATTCCGTTTTTGTTGAGATTGTACATAGATTGAAAGGTGATTTATTTGCTCATGAATCATATAACTTATTTCTGCAGCAACTGCGTAAGTTCTACAGTGCACAACATAAAAAGCCTACTTTTGATGAATTTAGATTATTCGTAGATGTAGCTGTCTGGGATAAATTAATTTTCTGCAAATCTCTTTTTGATTCACCCGCAAATTTAAGTACTGAATTAGTAAAGAAAAAGTTATATGGATGCTATCAGGAAAGAGAAACACAACTCTTTTTAGAGCAGACTGAAGGTAAGCTTACGCGGAATACTTTAGATGTAAAAGATTTATACGCTGAAATGCGTGATATTGTACGTAGAACTTCTGAACCTGATACATCTTATATAGAATTAAATAAGGAGAATATAAGAACAGAATATATAGAGGCAAGAGATTTTCGTTTGTTAGGTACAGGACCTTTTTGTTTCAAGCAGCTTAATAAGATTACAGGCGGTATAGCTAAGAAAGAACTAGCTATTTATATTGCTCCATCAAATAGAGGTAAGACTGTTTTTCTCTTAAACGATCTATATACAAGTTTATTAAATGAAGAAAAGACTTTATTCTTGTCTATGGAAAATGAACCACCCAGTTTAAAATCTAGGTTATGCGATCGCATACTACTCATGAATAAGGCTGAACAACGTACGCATGAAGATTTTTGCGTTAAACATTTAAGGAAATTTTTTGGTTTTCCTAGTGTTCAATCTCCTACTTTTATTTACAGAAGTCCGAATACCTTTTCTGTAGAAGAACTAAGTATATGGTTAGATGAATATGAATATCGAAATGACTTAAGATTTGATAGAGTAATAGTGGATTATATAGGTAAATTTAAAAAACCTCAAGGAAAGAATTTACAGCTTTTTGATCAAGAGCGTTTATTAACTGATGAATTACGTGCGTTGGCTATATCAAGAGATATAAGAATAGTTACTGCTGCTCAGACAAATAGGGGTGGTATAAAAACTAAAGATGGTGTAACGAAGACAATTGATGAAACAAATTTACAGGGAGGTTTTGGGCAATTTGAAACTGCTGATATTGTTTTAGGTTATTCAGAGACAGCTGAAGAAAAGGAATCCGGAGGTGGTAGAGTTAAGATTTTAAAGATGCGCGAAGGTGGTGGTCGCGGTGTAGAAATCATTGTTAAGATGGCTCCGTGGTTAGGTTTGATTACAGATTCGCCCGAGTCTTTAATTCCGCCACATAATATGTATGTATTAAATAATCCAGATAAACGTTACGGACAGCTTGCAGGATTAACTGCTCAGTCTACACCACCATCAACACAGAATGTACAGGCTATACCCAAACAGGCAGGATCACATGATACCTAATTGGGCTTTTGATATAACTGTACAGTTTCGCGTTAAGGAATCAGCAGGTGTTATTAAAATTAAACAATGTCCTTATTGTGGTAATGATAGGTCAAATCTAGAAATATCTATACCTAAGTGTGTCTTTCATTGCTGGGCTTGTGACGCTGGCGGATCTGTTAAAAAATTTTTAAGGGATCAAGAAATTCCCTTTGATGTTGCCGATATTAGGCCCGAAGCACCAGTAAAAAGAAAAGAAGATAGTATTTTTTTCTTACCTGATAACATGCCTTTATTACAACAACATTCTAGATACGCGATAGCTGCAGTTAACTATTTGAAGAGTAGGGGAATGACTGAAGAGGATATTAAAGAGTGGGATATAAGGTTTGCTACCGGTAAAGACGCAGAAGCTTTAGATTATAATTATTTAGGTTACGTGCTTTTTCCTTTTTATGGTCTAAAAGGTCTTGAATACTTTCAAGCAGCTAGTTATGTAAACAAGGGATATAAATTACCCGCAACGACTAAAGATAAATTCTTACCTAAGCAGCGCGGATCTCATACTCTGGTTTTTGTCGAAGGTATTTTCGATGCTACCACTATATGGAAATATACCACTCATGATATATTCATGATTTTTGGTAAATATTTAGGACCTTATCAGTTAGATATGCTTACTAAAGCTAATTATACTGAGGTTATAATGTGTTTAGACGGTGATGCTTATAAAGACGCAATTACTCTTGCGAACTTACTGTATTCTCGAGGTATTCGCGTTAAAATAGCTAAATTACCTGAGGATAAGGATCCAAATGATCTAAAAGAACAGGTTGTTGAGTATATTAATAGGGCATACGACGTTACTGAAAGCTATTTAAGGAGAGAACGTGCAAGGTCGCATAGATAAAGGAAGTGTTTGGCTAGAAAATTATACGCAATCTGAGATCGCCCGATTATCTGAGATTTTATCTTTTGATATACCAGGTAGAGAACATATGCCTTTATATAAACAGGGTAAATGGGATGGCATCAAAAGATTTCTTGATTGGCGGTTAAAGAAGTTTTCCGTAGGATTATTATCTTACGTAGAAGAGAAGTTAAATCATAAAATAGAGATTCTATCTGATGAGCGCGTATTTTTAGATTTACCCTACGTACCTGTTAAGATTGATGGTAAATATGATTTTAGAGATTATCAAGAAATATCTATAAAGAAATTGTTAAAGAATAATGGCGGTGCAGTCGAGTTAGCAACTAATGCAGGAAAGACGGCAGGTATAGCTTCTGTCGCAGCTTCTTTTGCTAAAATAGGAAAGACAACTGTTATTTTAGAACGCACGGTTAATTTATTAACTCAAGTAAAAGCCGCAGTTGAATCATGTTTGGGATATTCAATAGGGCAGATAACACGAAAGAAAAAAGAATATAATTATGATTGTATAATTATTATGGTTCCACTTGTTACACGTATACTGGATAGAGTCGCTAAAGATGAGGGTTCTGACGAGGATTATGAGATATTTGATATACTTTCTAATACTGACGCTTTTCTCGTTGATGAATGTGTTGCAGGGAGCTCACTTATCCAAACAGAAAAAGGTACTATACAGATAAAAGATGTGCCTGCTATTAAACCTTTATTTATATTATCTTATGATGGTTATCAGTCAACATACAAGCGTATAAGACGTTTTTGGTCTAAAGGCTTAAAAGAGACTTTACAAGTTACATTTTCATCAGGAGAAAAACTTGTATGTACGCCAGAACATTTGATTTATACAGAGGAGCACGGATGGGTAGAAGCGGGCAAGTTACAAAAGAATCAGACATGCTTTACTGGGAAAAGAAGTTTCAAGAGTATAATGGGTCAGTCAAAAAATGCGCTTGTGGTTGTGGTAAGGAAATACCTCGTAAACAGTATATGTCTGCCGAAAATTTTAAAAGATATTATACTGCTAAAGCAGATTCCCAGAAATATATCAATAAGCATGATAAAAGACCTAAAAATTGGGCTCTTATTCTTACACCTAGGGAAGAACACTGTATTCTCGGTACATGCCTTGGCGACGGCCTTTTACGTATACCTAATCCAACCTCTAAGAATCCACATCTTTGCTGGAGTCATAGTACCGCACAATTATCTTGGGGTAGATATAAAAAAGACGTACTTTCTAGATTACTTATTCATGAGTACGGCGCGCCAAATCAAGGTTATACAAAAGGGCGCACGTATATTCATACGTTTAGGACACGCTGTTTACCGGCACTTAAACCTTTATATGACAAAATGTATAAAAACAATAAAAAACAGGTTACACTGTCTTGGCTTAAAAATCTTAAAGACGAAAGTTTTGCTTGGTGGTTTTGTGACGACGGATCTTATGATAAAAAAGGAAAGATTATTCACTTACATACAGAGGGTCTTACGCTGGAAGAAAATATATTATGTAAAGAATTTCTTTCTAAAGTTTTCGGACGCGTTTCACTGGTTACAGCGAAAAATAATCAAAATCGTATATATACACATATTAGATTTCTACGTAGCTCAACTGACATGTTTTTTGACAAAATTTTACCCTTTGTACCAAAAGACATGTACTACAAAAGTCCTAGACATTCAGAAGTATAAATCTGTGGATGTTTATGATTTAGAAGTAGAGGATACGCATTGTTTTTTTGCTAATAATATTTTAGTACATAATTGCCATCACGCACAAGCCGCATCGGATCAAGCTATTTTAAATATGAATAGACAAGCTTTACGCTTTGGTTTTTCTGGCAGTTTACCTAAACCTGGTACAATAGCGGATTTGAATATGAGAGAAATATTAGGAGAAACTCTGCATAAAGTATCAAATAAAGAATTAATTGATAGAGGTATCAGCGCAAAACCTACAATACACTTTATTGCTTATGAGACATCTTTAGGCAGTAAATTAGATGCATACAAACAGGCTATTCGAAATGATTGTTTTAAAATGCAATTTCAGGGCTATGATCATACAGGTAAAGAAATATTGAAAAATGTCTTTAGCGTACCTACTTATACGAATAAGGTAAAAGAATTTGTGATGAATTATGCTATAAAACATAATCCTGCCTTTACTTCTATAATTAAGCTCTTAGTAGATGTACATGTAGCAGTAGATCAGTCTACCGTAATTATAGTAGACTGGAAAGCTTTTGGAGCAGACTTAGCAGAAACTATAGATGCACCTTTACTATACAGTAAAACGAAAAACAGAGAAGAACTTATAGAAGATTTTTCTTCAGGAAAAATAAAGAAATTAGTAACGACTAGTATTTTAGATGAAGGTATGTCTATTAATAGAATTAAAGTATTAATCTTAGCTACAGCAGGTTCTTCTAGACGACAATTTTTACAACGTGTTGGTCGCGCCTTACGTGTTAAAAAAGATGGTGATAATACAGCAATTATTTATGATTTCTGGCGTTTAGGTCATAAGTATTTATTAGAACCAAGTAAGAAAAGACTAGCTTTATGGAAAGAAGAAGGCTTTGATGTGGAGATGAAAACAGTTTAGGAGGCTATACAATGAGGAAGTGGTTAATAAGAGAGTGGGTAAAATTTTTCTTGACTTATCTTGCTCTAGTTGTAGGTATTGTAGGCATAGGTTTAGGTTTTAATTTTGTTTTAACGCAGAAACCTTCTGTTAATACGAGTGTGGATAAAGCAATAAACAGCGCTGATTGGTTTGAACAACAATATGGACAATATCTGCTTGTAAACAGTAAAGTAGAAAAAGCGCAGAGAGCAGCTAAGGCTTTTAAGAGTGAATTAGCTTTACGAAGGATTTGGCGTCCAGAAGATACAACTAAGTATTTACATTTAACAAAGGTTTTATATAATTTAGCTTACCAAAAAGAACTACTCGTAGCTACTTACAATGCTCGTTCGGGTATGATAGCAAAAGAGTTATTTAAGTCTAAAGCAGCACCTTATCGATTACCTTTAAGCGAGGATAATTAATATGGTTGTTTCAACAGAATATTCTATTGGTGATATTGTTTATCTTAAAACAGATACCGATCAAGATCCTAGAATGATTACTTCTGTACAAATATTAGCAGATAATTTTTGTCAATATAGATTAAGTTTAGGATCAAATGTTTCTTGGCATACAAGTATAGAAATTAGTAAAGAGAAGTCTGTTTTAGGTATAGATAATTTACAGAATATTAATAAAAGGAGTAGCGATGAAGATAGCTAAACCAAAGTTTAAGGTAGATGATATTGTTTATAGTATAAGAGATATCTTTACAGATGTAAAAGAGTATTGTGGTCTTTGTAGAAATTCGGGGAAGATTTATATAAAAAAGTCAAAAAATTCTACTGCTTTTGTACCTAAATGTTGTCCCTCTTGTCATGGCTATACTACAACATGGCGTAAACGCACAGCTGTTAGCCAGAGAGCACGTGTATGCACTGTTAAAACAAAGAGTGTAACCTATAAAAAAGGTAAGAAGATAGTATCTGATGTTACTATTTCTTATCGTTTGTGTGCTATAGATAATACATATGCTACTCTATTAAATAATCTTATGAGTTCTGTATTCATAGATAAACTTGCATATAGTAACGCTCCTTTAGTAATAAGTAGCGATTATCCCGAAGAATTTCTTTATAAGACTGAACGGGGTGCTAAGGCGCGTGCTAGAAAAATAAATAATAGTAAGGAGTATAAAAATGGATGATAACATAGAGAAGACAATCAAAGAACAAGTGCCTACTAAAGAAGATTTAACTGATAGACCTGCTATGCACGCTGCTCCCAAGAAACCTATAGGTGTAGGTCTTGCAGCACAATTTTTACAGAAGTGCGCTAAAAAGAGACAAAACCGTTTAGCTAAAAGGTTTCGTAAATGATCGTTGTTGGTTCGAACTTAGCTATTGTAGCTAATGAATTAAATACTCAAATTGAATCCATAGCTTCCTATAAAATAACAGAGGCTAATTCTGTTAGTGTCTATGACGTAGATAATATTAATCATTTCTTAAATATAGCAAACGATTTTTATCGATTACATAACGCTTGGGTAACCGTACCCGGAGAGTATTTATCATATTTATCTGATGAGTTACTTAAAATAAAAATTGGTGGTGCAGAATTATTGATGCCTCATCCATTATCTAAGTTTGCGGTTAAAGATGAACCTGATATTTTTACTTTTATTAATAAGCATTATAATATAGAGGTAACGCGCATATTTGATTTAGTTTATACTTATGCCTCGATTAATAAAATGAGTTTTTTGGATTTTTTAAATGCATATGCAATTAAGTGGTAAGGATATTTTATGAAAAAAGAGAAAAGAGTTCTAACAGAAGAACAAAAAACAGTAGGTAAAGAAAAGGCTAAGAGAGCTAAATCGCGCAAAGCTAAAGAGCGTCTTCGTCTAAAGACCTTAGAAAAGGATAATAAGCAGAAAAAACACCAGAAGCGCTTAAAAAGACAAGAGCAAAATTCTGTTAATAAAATGGAGGCTAAAGAGGATAGAAAGTTAAAGATGCAAGAGATCTATCAATTAGCTAAAGATAAAAAACATGTTAAAGGTAAAGTAACTGATATAGTAAAGACTGAAATGGAAAAACAGTTTAAGATACACAGACCAGGTTTACCGGAACATGCGGATCTAAAGGATGTGAAATATAATCCTAAGAAAAAAAGTTTTAAAGTCACTACTGACTTAAAGTCTTTAGATAAGGAGAATAAAGATAATGGGCAAGATAAGCGAGCTACAGAAGAAGCTGAATCAGCTGGATAAAGAGTTTTTTCCTCACAACACTACGGAGTTAATGGCTTTAGGTGTTGCAGAAGAAGCTGGCGAGCTATCACATGCAGTGTTAAAGAGAGCGCAAGGCTTGGGTGATAAACAAAAAAGATGTGAGCAGATAAAAGATGCTATAGCAGATATTATGGTTTTTTGCGCGCAAATTGCTAGCTTTGAAGGTTTTGATTTAGAAGAGAATTTTATCTCTGTATGTGAAACTGATATATTAAAACGTACGCGAAAAAGTAGAGAAGAACATTATACTCAGGGAGATAATACTAAATGATAGTAATCGATGGTAATGGTGTAGCTGCAAAAGCTTTTTTTGGTACACACTATAATGCACCTTCTTATAATGAAAATTTATTTTATAGTACATGTATTAAAATGTTCATTAATATTTTATCTAATTTAAGTGAATTAGATAACAAAGTAGTTATATGTGTAGATTCACCTAATTGGCGAAAAAAGTTATATCCAGCTTATAAAGCTAATCGCAAGGAACTTAAGGATGGATCTTTCTATAAAGAGTATATCCAATCATTTCACTCTTTATGCGCAGATATAAAGCAGTCATTGCCTATAGGTATTGTTAAGAGAAATAATTACGAGGCTGACGACTTACTCGCATATTTTGCAAAGAAAGAATCTACATCTATTTTAGTATGTTGTGATCGTGATATGTATCAGCTTTATGAGCCACCTCGTGTACAGATATATAATTTTACTAAGGATCAGATGATCGAAATTAATGATCCGAAGTTATATTTACATATTAAGATATGTATAGGTGACAGCTCCGATAATATTAAGCCTATCATGTTACGTAATAAAAATAATAGAGCAGTTATGCAGTTTGGAGAGAAGAGTGTTCCTAAATATTATGATCCATCTATGCCTATGAGCTTAGATAATTCTTTTTGGATGACTTTAAATACTTCTTTAGAGAAATGTAGAAAAAAGGCTCTAATGGATGACAGTGTTGTTAGTAAAGTAACAGATACACTAGAACTTTCTACTGAAACATTAAGAGAAGAAATAGAAAAACGCTATGAATTCAATAAAACGTTAATTGATTTAAATTGTAGTCCTGTACATAAAGAAGAGATAACTTATTCTATTAATAAATATGATATGAAAAACGTTAGTGATTTTTTCAGTTATTATACACCAGATTTTTGGGCAGGAGATTTTCAAGCGCAGCGTATTCAAGGTATAATGCAGAGATTTGGAGGATAAATGCAGATAGTAGAAATATTTGAATCAATTCAAGGCGAAGGACCTTTTATAGGCCAGCCAGCAGTATTTATAAGAACTTACGGCTGCGTAGCACCTTTATGTTCATGGTGTGATAGTCAGCATGCTATAAAAGGCGATCAGTATAGAGATATGTCTATACGCGATATAATGACAGCTATTAGGTATAAGAACTCTAAATTAGTAGTACTGACTGGCGGTGAGCCTTTAATACAAAAAGATTGTGCAGAATTACTACATAATTTATTGGCTGCGGATTATAGAGTTCAAGTTGAAACTAGTGGTAAAGTCAGTTTTATGCACGAACAATTTGCTGCCGTACATTACGTAGTATCACCTAAGCAATATAAAGGTGTGTTTCATATAGAGAGCTGTTGGTTATCTACAGTAGGCCCTGTAAAGAATCCTAATCTCTATTATAAATTTGTCGTGAGTAATAAAGAGGATGTTATAAGAATTGATAATTTTGCTAGTGCATGTGGAGTATTATCTAAGTGTTACCTGATGCCTGAGGGTGTTTCAAGAAAAGAGCAAGTAAAAAAATTACCTCAAGTATCCGAGTGGTGTATTACTTATGGTTTTAAACTATCACCTCGATTACACATATTAACTTGGGATACAAAGAAAGGTGTTTAACTATGCGTAAAGATTCTGCATACTACGAAGAAGTAAAGAAGAATAAAAAAGCTAAAGTACTTACATGGAAGGATTTTCAACGTGATGTCCAGATGGACTTATGTAATGGTTTAGATAAGAATTATGGTGATTGGTTAAAATATACCTGTAAAGGCGTATATGCTGTACCTAGGGGAGGTTACGTTGTCGGTTTAGTTTTATCATCAAAATATAATTTACCTATGCTTGCTGCACCATGTGATAATTGTCTTATAGCCGAAGATATCATACATACAGGTTTACAATCGAAACCTTTAATTGAAAAATACGTTAATAATGGTTTAGGCGTTTTAGTTAGTTGGCTTGCAAATCCTGATTTACATCTGACAGGTACATATAGTGCAAGACCTGCGGATATTAATACTTTCTATTCTTTCCCATGGGATCATTAAAATAATAAGGAGAAACAGCAAATGAAGATTTTAGGTAATGAGAATACTACCTTATCAAGAAAAGATTTAAAAGAGAGAAGAGAAAAATTAGAATCTCTTTTTAGTGAAATGTTAGACGTTATGGGTTTCAATTACTCAGAAGACCCCAATATGCAAGGCACGCCACGTAGAATGGCTAAGATGTATATGAATGAGTTATTTACTGGATGTTTTAGTAAGGCACCTAAGTTTACCGTTTTTCCTAATACTAAAAAAGTAGACGAGATGGTATATCTGCGTAATATAAAAGTTACTTCTATGTGCAGTCATCATTTTATGCCTTTTATAGGTGTCGCGCATATCGCTTATGTGCCAGATAAGAAAGTATGCGGTGTAAGTAAACTATCTCGCGTAGTAAGGCATTTTGCACGCAGACCGCAAATACAAGAAGAATTAACGGCGCAGATTCTTGTTTATTTACAAGAAGCATTACAACCTAAAGGCATTATGTGTATTATAGAGGCACAACATATGTGCATGTCAGTTAGAGGTGTTAATGAACCAGAGACATCTATGGGTACATCAAGAATATCAGGTGTATTCAAAAAAGATGAGGTACGTCAAGAATTTTTATCTTTATTAAAGCATTAACCTTATGAGGAGAATGCCTAAATCAAGGAGTACACAAACTAGAAACAATTATTTTAAGATTTATTATATTAATAATGAAGGTTTAGAAAAATGTATTAGAAGTGTTCCAGCAAGAAATCTTACAGAAGCTAGAGCGTTTGTAGCTTCTATAGACGGTGTTAAACAAGTTTTAAGGAAGAGAGGTTAATATGTTTTATGTAACAAAAGATTTAGAAGAAGCAGCTATATCTCATAGATTAGGTAATGGTTACCCACATAAGTGTTTAAATCTTCATGGCCATAATTATCATTTCCAAGTGACTATAAGATCTGAACATTTAGACAGATATGGTATGGTAATAGACTTTGGTACCATAAAAAAATTATTCAGCGATTGGATTCAAAAAAATTGGGATCATGCAACTCTTGTAAGTAAATCAGACATAACACTTTTAAATTTTTTACAGTTAGAAGAACAGCGTTTTTATACCTTCCCCGCTTACGTTAATACAACAGCTGAATATATGTCTAAATATCTCTTTAAAAAGTTTACTACTTTAATGAATGATGCGATTGCGAAAGCTGTAGGTGATAGTATTAATGATAAAGAAAAGACCCAGCCGCCTTTATGTAATTGTGTAGAACTTGTCGAAGTTAAAGTATGGGAAACTAAGTCTTCTGTTGCTACCTATAGAGAAGAAAGCTAACTATGGCTATAAGAAGAAAAGCAAAAGACGATAATTTTTTACCTAAGAAAAAGAAACCGAAAATAAAAGGTTGTCCTGATTGTAGAAATTTTCCTTTTAAACAGAATAAGCAGTTACAGAAAGATTATTATTGTCCTGCGCCTAATGCTAAAGGAACACTTGCTTTTATTCTTTCACCTATGGATTTCAATAATTTAAAAGTAAATAATTGGATGTATATTATGCAGTCCTATTTATCGGATTTTAACTTATTATTTATACCTTTTCCTTACTGTTATGCTCATGCATTTGATGCAAAGAAAACATCAATAACTATATTACGTATATGTAAACATAAGATTATAGATACGTGTATAGATCTTTTTAATGTAGATTTATTAGTAGTATTTCCGGAAACTAAGGATCTTTTATCTATTGATAACCCTACCAAGAAAGGTACTATTGATTGGCCGGGCAATTGGGGTGAATATAATGGTTTACGTACATATTATGCGAAAAAACTTTATTCAATTACAACTAAAGGTATTTGTGGTGCACATGTAGAGCATACGGCTAACAAAATTAAAAAGTATTTTAATAAAGAATTAATTTGGCAGCAAAGTCCTGATTTTCGCAGGGTATTAACGCTAGAAGATTTAGAAAATACTAAGAAGTTAATAGCTGATTTACCTTTAGTGACTATTGATGTTGAAACGAGTGGTTTAGATGTGCTAGCACCAGATTTTCGATTAAAGACAGTAAGTATTTCCTGGTTGACAACTACAGTGTGTATAGGCTATGATGTCGAGGAATGCGTAGATATAAAATATAAAGAGGCTGTTAAAACTTTTTTTATTGAATTGTCTTCGCGTAAAACCATATGTAAAACAGCCCATAATCTTAAATACGAAATGAGTGTATTTTACGTAGTCTTTGGTATGCGCGACTTCACTAATTGGGAAGATACCATGTTTTTATCTAATTTATTTGATGAAAACAAGCAATCTAATTCTCTGAAGTTTTTAGCTGGTGAATATTGTGATGGTTATGATAAATTAGTAGATGATTTTGAGAGTGCTACTTATGAAGAATTATTCTTTTATAATTGCTTAGATGGCGTATTTACTTATCAGTTAAAAGAAGGACCTTTAAATTGGTCTAAGCAACCACCTGAACTAGCTGAAAGATTAAAATATGCTTATCATAAATGTATGTTACCGCTTTGTTACGAATTATGTTTAATAGAAATGCATGGCGTACAGATTAATTATGATTACATAAATGAATTTAATGCAAAGACTGCTAAACAACTACAAGAGATTGATGCCGATATTAAGGATAAGTTTCCCGTAACTATAGGAGCTAATTTAGGTTCGCCAAAACAATTAGCTGATATACTATTTAATAAACTTAAATATCCTATTATAAAGAAAACTAAGACCGGTATTAGTACTGATTATGAAACTTTATTAACTTTAGCAGAAAGTCATAACTGTGATTTGGCTACTTTATTAGTTACGCGAAAGAAATTAGCCAAGATGCGCTCTACTTATGTTACACCTTATATAGAAAAACGTTCTGAATATCGAAATGATATGGTTAGAACTAATTATGGTCAAACGCGCAATGAAAGTGCACAATCAGGCGAAGCTAAAGGCACTAGAACCGGTAGACTCTGTGTTCATGGTGATACTATATTAAATACGAATAAGGGATCTTTTAAAATTAAAGACTTAGATTTAATTAAGTATCCTAACTGTACTATTTTAACACATAAAGGTAGACAGAGAAAGATTATAGCTAAGTATTATAAGGGCAGGGAAAAGATGTTTCGCGTTGTCCTTGATCATACTAAAAGCATATTATGCACAGTGGGTCATAAGTTTCTTACACCCGATGGCTGGAAACACTTAAGAGATTTAAGATATAAATCTAGAATATATACATATACAAATAATAATTTATATCCTACAACTATTGAAGCTATTATTCCTAAAAATACTTGTGATGTCTGGGATATAGAAGTAGAAGAAGATCATTCGTACTTAGCTCAAGGATTTGTTAATCACAATTCAAGTGCGCGCCCAAATCTCCAAAATATACCCAGAGATCCTACAGTAAAGAGAATATTTAGACCGAAAAAAACTAAAAATGATTCACGCGTAATGCTTCAAGCAGATTTATCTCAAGCGGAACTACGTATAGGAGCATCTTTAGCTTTTGAACAGCGTATGCTCGATATCTACGAGAACGCTGGTGATATCCACTGGGAAACAGGTAAGGCATCTTCTAAACCAGAGGATTTAGCTGCCTTAGAAACTATGGATCCAGAAAAAAAGAAGAAAGAGATAAAGTATATACGTACAAAAGCAAAGGCTATTAATTTTGGTCTTTTATATGGTGGAGGACCTGGTGTGCTACAAAGTGTAGCTAAGTTAGGTTACGGGATTGATATGAGTGAAGCAGAAGCTACTGAAGCAAGAGAAGCTTTCTTTAGAACTTATCCTAATTTAACAGTATGGCACGAGGCTGTTAAAAATTTCGTAAAAAACCACGGTTATTCTATTTCACCCTTCGGTCGTATTCGTCACTTACCTAATGTGTTTAACTATCCAGAACACGCAGAAGAATTTCACAAGTGTTTAAGACAAGGAATTAACGCACCTGTACAAAATTCTTGTGCCGATTTTTTGTCACAGGTATGGGCTATGAGCGGAGAGGATATACGTAAATATAAACTGGATGCACCAGCCTGTTTAACTGTGCATGACTCCATTGTGTTTGATTGTCTTAATGAAGATACAGCTTATCATGTTATACAAATTATAAATAAGACTACGGCATACTGGACTGATTTTCATAGACAAACATGGTTAAGATGTCCTATGGTTATGGATTATGAATTAGGACCTACCTGGGGTGATTTAGAAGAGTTAGATACTAATTCCTGTCTAACGGAAGATCGTAAAAAGGCTTATGCATCTCTTACAGCAGGGTTTATGCCTACAGAAGTTGCAAATAATATAGAAAGGAGATCTAATATAGTAGTTTAGATCTATTTATAAAGTATGGAAGGTGTAAGACAAGTATATAACCCAGAATCACAGTCAGACTCTTATTATATAACACCAACTACTCTAAAAAAGTTATTGGATTATTTACCTAAGATATATGGTGAACGCCCTATTACACGAAGGATAAGTTTAGATGTACCTATGAGTTCTACGCGTATAAAAATTGAAGAAGCAGAGGTTACTTATCCCGTTACACCGAGTATGCGTTACATAACATTATACTTTGAAGCTATACCACTTAGAGTAGGTCAAGGAATTATATACTATAAATGGTCTTTATTACATAGAAAAGATCTCCGTATAGTAGCTGATATTAAAAATTTATAATAGAAGGAGGTTATCATAGCAACATTGTTGAAATTTACGCAGGATGATTTAATCATTAACTTGCAAATAGGCGAACAGGTAGAGATTATAGATTTACGTACATGCTTAGCTATAAATGATGGGGATTTACCCAAAGAATATACACAGCAGCCTAGTTGGTACGCATTTTATGCATCAATACTTGCGAGTCAGGAAGATAAGTTAGCGACCGTAGAAAGAGAGTATACTAAGTATAAAGCAGATATTTCTTTACAGCTGCGCCAAGGTAAATTACAGATACTGGATAGTAATAACAAATCGTTAAAATTAACAGAAGGAGCTATACAAAATTATATAGATACAGATGAACATACTTTAATATATCAACAAAAAATACAAAAAATGCAAACAATATGTAAAAAATTAAAAAGTTTAGTTAATGGAAGTATACAAAGAAAAGACATGTTAATTCAATTAGGACTATTAGAGAGACAAGAAAGAAAACAGATTCCAATGAATAATGGATTAAGACAACATTAAAACAAAAGGAGAAATTATTATGGCAATTAATCAAAAGAAAGCAGCAGATAAAGCAGCTAATCCTGGCGGCGGCTTTTCTAAGCCCCTTAAACCTAATGAATTTAGGCCTCAAGCAAACAAATCTTACATACTACGTATTTTACCTGCTAATATCGATGAGTACGAAGCGGATGAAGCGGATGATTTTGCTTACTTATTTAAAGATCACGGTTCATACATTAAGAGTAATGGAGAAGCTTTATATGATATTCCTTGCCCGAAGATGTTTGATCCTAGAGCAGAATGCCCTCTTTGCAAAGAGAGTTGGGAATTACATAATAGTCCTCATCCTGAAGATAAGAAAATAGCTAAGGATTTATATAATCCGCCAAGAATGTATTTAAATATTTTAGATTTATCCGATCAAGAATCCGTAGCTAAAGGTGTACAATGGTGGAGCGCCCCTAAAAAAGCAATTTATGATAAGATTAAAGAATTACTTTTAAATCCTCAGTGGGTTATTAATGATAAGGATATTCTCGATCTTAAAGAAGGACGCAATTTTACTATAAAGATGATACCAGGTAAAGAATCATCCACAGGCTATGCCCAATATTCTATACAGCCGGCACCTAATGCTTATGATATAACGAGCTTTCTTGTAGGTGATTGGAGAGAGCGTATTAATAGTTTAGAAACTAAAAGACCTAGCATTACAGTAAAAGAAGTAACTGATATGCTTACATGTGAAGCAACTGCGACTACGCCACCACAAGTAAATGTACCAGCAATGCCTTCGAGTAACGCGACTACGCCCGGACTTCCTCAAGCTGCTGCAACTACACCGAATCTTCCTAATAATAATTCTGTTGCTCAAGAACTTCCTGGGAATAGCCCGACTACACCAAACCTACCTGGCGCTAACTCTATTACTCCAGAACTTCCTCAAGCTGCTGCGACTACGCCGACTTTACCAGAAGAAAATACTATACCGCCAGCTTTACCTACTGACACGCCTCCAGCATCACCCACGAATAACGCTGCCCAAGAAGCTTCTGTTGATGTTGAAAATAAACCTGAGTGTTTTGGTAAATATGTTCCGCGAGCAGAGAATTGTAAAAAATGTCAAAAGGAGAATCCTTCAGCGCACAAAGCATGTTGCGAAATATTCATGAATGAAGGTATGTAATAATTACTTTAATAAGTAAGTCGAATGAGGAGTACTTTCTTAATTGCGAGTACTCTTCATTTTATTTTAAAGGTAATTAAGGAGATACGCATGAGCGATAAGAAAGATAAAATATTTGCGGCATTACAAGGTCATAAAACCTTAAGTAAAGCCCTTGTTGTAGGTTTAGAAGATACACGCACGTATTCTGTGAATACACAGCATTACGCATTAAATAAAGCTATATCTGGTTGCTGGCACAAAGGCTGGCCTGGAGCATCAGTATCTGAAGTATTTGGTGATAACAGTTCAGGTAAATCATTATTGATATCTAAGGCTATGGCTTCTATACAGAATAATGATATTTTTATAGAAGATTCCGGCAAAGATCAGTTAAAAGCTGAAGATGGCTTAGTTATTTTAGACGATACAGAGAAAGCCTATTCTGAATCTTTTTGTGAGATGTTAGGTGTTATTAGAAAAGATATTGTTCAAATGGATAATAGCCTAACCGTAGAGAATCACTTTGAAACTATGGAAGAGACAATTAAGACTATAAGAAAAGTTTTACGTAAAGCTCCTATAGGCGTATTTTTAGATAGTAAAGATCAGTTATCAACAGATCACGAAATTTCTACTGATATGGATAAAAAAGATATGTCTAAAGCCGGTGTATTGCACAAAGCATTTAGAAAATACAGTGATTTTATTGCTAAAAAGAATGTTATGTATATGATAGCGTCGCACGTTATTGATAATGTTGGCGTAATGTTTGGTCCTAATAAGACAGTTAAAGGCGGATCAGCAACAGCCTATCAAAGTTCGATACGCGTAGATTTAAGAGTTAAAAAACGGTTTATGAATAATAAGATAAAGACTGATGAAATAGGGGAGCGGTCTGATACCTACGGTGTTAAAGTAATAGCAGAAGTGGTTAAAAATAAAATAGCTAAACCTTTTCAGTATGCTATCTTAGATGTATTTTTTGATCATGGGATTGATCCCTATTCTGGTTTGCATGATTATTTTATTAGACATAAGAATTTATATACAGATACACCAGCAAAAGGAGGAAAAAATCCTCAATCTGCCATATTACGCTTTATCAATGAACGTACAGATAAAACTTTTAGTGATGGTGATTTAATTCCTTTTATTATTGATAATGATATATTAGATATTAAAAAGTACGGTCAAGAATACATGGAACCTATAGATTTAGGTAAGGTGCACGCAGAGCCTTCGGTGGATACATTTTTAGCTGATAATGTAACAGAAGATGATATTATAGATCGAACACCGAAAGTATAGCTACTTTAATATTTCTATTTTTAAGTAAGGGCGTGTATTTCACTATGCGCCTTTTTGTTTACTATTCTATTAATAGTATGAACTTATTATTTAAATTACGAGGCATAAATGAAAATAACGATTACGTCAGATTGGCATTTGCATAACTACAAAAATTTTAGCAAGATCAATCACGAAGGCTTTAATACTAGACTCATTGATATTATCAATGTAGGTAAGTACATTAATCAATATAATATTAAGAATGATATATGGTTGACCCTTCTTACAGGCGACCTTTTTCATACTTTCTCTTTTGTAGAAAATGATGTTTTAAATAATGCTATAAATTTACTGCGTAATTGGTCTGGCACATTTGCTTACATACCCGGTAATCATGATTTGAAAGCTAAAGGCGCTTATACAGATGATGCTGTAGCTTCTGCTGCTTTACAAGATTTAGCTAACGTTAGGTATTTAAATGGCGATATGATCCAACCAACCGCTGATCTTAGTATTTATGGTCTAGGTTGGCAAAATCAAGAAGTATTCCAAAATCACGAATTTCCTAAAGCAGATATTTTTATAGGACACCAGTTTATAGAGAATAGCTTATTACCTGGCGGACAAGCTGTTAATGAAGCATTAAAAGAAAAATATAAATTTCTAATTTTTGGAGATATTCATAAACCGGAATTACAAGGAAGTAATGTATTAATACCAGGTGCTCCATTGCAACATAATTTCGGTGATGAAGGTCAGGAAAGAGGTTTTTGGGTTTTAGATACAGATACATGGACTTGTGAATTTATACCTGTTAACATATCACCAAAGTTTATAACTGTTACTGACGTTAAGGACATTAAAGATGATATTAACTATTATCGTTGCAGAAAACCTATTAAATCATTAAAAGATATCAATAGAGAAAATGTAATCGTACAAGAAGAAACGAATAAAAGAGAATTTCGTACAACAGAAGTGAGTGCGGATCTGCAAGATGAGGATTTGCTTCTATCTTATATGAAAGAAGAGAATGTAACTTATGATACTGCTATAGGTTTAGACTTTTTAAAGAATTGTGATTCTAAAGCTTTAACACCTAGTAATTATATTATTACAAATATTCAACTTGAGAACTTTATGTCTTTTCAGGGTGCTCATTCTTTTGATTTTACAGAAGGTTTACATCTATTTCAAGGTGAAAATGGCAATGGGAAAACTACCCTATTTGAAGCAGTATACTACGGTTTGTATGGCGATACTACTAAAGGTGTAGGAGCTGACGAAGTTGTTAATGATGTAATAAACAGTGATTGTTTTGTTGAAATAACGTTAAAAGAAAGACAAAACGAATTAGTAATTAGACGTTATAGAAAGCATTCTCAGCATAAGAATGATTTTGTATTCTATTTGGATGATACAGAAGTACGTAGAGAAAGTATTAAAGAAACGCAAGCGGAACTTGATAGAGTATTAGGATCAAGTAAAAACTTTTTTAAGAATACTTGTTATTTTAGTCAAGAAGCTTTTGAATTTTTTAGCACGCTAGGCGATTCTGCACAAAAAACTGTATGTAAGAATTTATTACAGATCGATCGTTTTGAAGAAGCAGGACATAAGGCAAATAGAGAATTAGAGAGTATTAATACGCGCTATAATACTATACATAAAGATATCGGTACACAAGAAGCTGTTAAACACGAAAGAGAACTACATTTAGAAGCTCTTGAATTATCTTCTGCGCGTTGGCAGACTGACTATAATACGCGATTAGCTACTGCTAAACAAACAGTTAATGATTCTGAGATACTTAAACCCGATTTAACTGCACAATTAACTGATATATTAACAAGTTTAACTAACGTAAAAAATGCACAGAATTTAATTAATGAAAAAAAGCCTGTTGTTGATCCTAAATTTGATAATAAAATAAAGAGAGTAGAGATGCTTAAAGATGGTGCACAAGAAGACTATGAAAATTCTTTACAGGCACCGAGCGAGTTAACTGCTTTGCAAACGGATCTTACAAAAATAAAGGCAGAACAATCTGAATCTGATAGTCGTAACACACTATTTACAACTAGAATAGCTGAATCTCTTGAGTCTATTAAAACGTATGAACTCAAATTACAGTCTCTCGATTCTAATTTATGTCCTGAATGTAAACAGAATTTAAAGAATACAAGTGAGTTACGCGGCGTATATACAAAGAAGATTAATTCTTATAAAGCGTTGATTGAAGAATCTAATATGGCTATTTCAACTATTCCGGATAGTGATACTTATGCTGCACGCATAGCTACTTTAGAAGAAGGTGTTAAACAACTAGAGGAAAAACATAATAAACAGGTTCAATCAGCCAAAGAGAATGTTGAATTTTTTCAGGCTAATCTATTAGAAGCATATAATGAAAAATCTGCGGAAACTAATCGTCTGGCTACAGAATATACATCTAAGATACATACGTATAAAATGCAGCAAACAGAATTAGAAGCACAAAAAAGCGTACTTGAAGAAAAAATACAGTCCGTCGATACACAAATACATAATGCTAAATTAACGTTAAATCAATTAATGGAAGAAACTAATACTTATTTACCTTCGATAGATAACGCTAAAAAATCCCTTGCAGATATATCTGATAAAATAGATAGTTTAGCTAAAGAATATGAGAAACTCGCTACTGATCAATCTATTATGCAATTTTGGAGTAAAGCTTTTTCTAATCAAGGTATTGTGTCTTATTTACTAGATGATTTTTCTAAAGAATTTACTACGATTATAAATGATGTATTACTTGATTTAACACAGGGAACATATACAGCTGTATTGAGTACGCAGAAAAAATTAAAGTCAGGAGAGTATAGAGAAAAGTTTGAGTTTCTTATTTCAATAGAAGGTAAAACACGATCTTATAAAGCTCTATCTGGAGGACAGAAATCGCGGATCAACTTAGCGACGGTTATTACCTTAACACGTTTAGTACAGAAGTATTATGGTTTATCGGGTATACCTTTCGGATTTCTCGTACTGGACGAATTAGTAAGTCAGTTAGATCCTATAGGTTTAGAATGCGTTTACGCTGAATTAGAGAAGATTTCTAAAAATAATTCTGTATATGTTATAGCTCATAATCCTGAGCTTAAGAGCCTGTTTAATCACTGCATAGATATTTCGCGTGATGAGACTGGTACTCATATAAATTAAGGAATATTATGGGTTTAGCAAGCAGATACAGAGAAGATTTTTTAACATGTCCTGTATGCCGAATGGGTAAGAAGGATACTGGTATAAAGTACGATGTGTGTGATGATTGTGCTGATACTATTAGTATAGAGGACAAAGAAAAAGATATTATAATTTATAAAAAAGAATTGAGGAGAATTTAATATGAAAGCCTTAAAGTTAGCCAAGGATGTGCAAAAAGCTCTTGACCAGTTGCCTACTAAAGTAAAACTCGTTGAGCAGCTACGTGATCATTCTAGGAGAGTATCTATAGATGGTATAGGTCGGTTACATATACATCCCTGTGAAGGACTTCCTATGGCAAGAGATGAGATAAGTTTATCCGTCGAAGAGGTTACGGCTCTTAAAAAATTTATTGATAAGTATTATACGGAGGAAAAGTAGATGAATATTAAAGATAAACTATTTATGTATATTGATACAGAAACAACTAGTTTAGATGAAAAAACGAGAGAACCATTAGAGATAGCTGTAATCTTAGAGCGCAATTTAGAAATTATAGATTCAACAACTTTGTATATGCAACCATCGGATTATGGCTTAATAGAAACGGCTGCAATCGAAACCAGTGGTTTAACTATTGATAAAATTAGGACTTTTCCCTCACAAGCAGAAGGCTTTCAGAATCTCAAAGCTTTTTTGGATCAATATATTGATCCTTATGATAGAAATGATAAGGCGTATACTGCAGGTTATAATGTAATGTTTGATATAAGAACTATAAGAAATTTATTTGAAAAACAAGGTGATAAATATTTAGGTTCTTATGTCAATTGGCGTACACTAGATTTAATGTACTATTTCCATATGCATGACGCTTTAGGTAACCTTAACCTAGCTAGCTACGCCTTAAAGAATGTTTGTATAGCTTATAACATCCCTTTAGATGCGCACAAAGCTATGGATGATATTACTGCTACTAGAAGTCTTATACATAAGCTTATATTAAATAGATAATATCACCTTTAAATAGAAAAAATAAAAAATTTGATATTTTTTATTAAATAAAGTATATTAATAAGGTAAGAGCATATAACACTTATCATTATCTAGGAATATACAACGTAATGCGTAAAGGCGGAGGCAAGGCTAAGGGAAATTCTTACGAGCGTAAAATCTGTCGAATAATATCTAAATTTTGGTCTAATGATAAACACAAGGATTTATGCTGGCGCTCTGCCAGTTCGGGAGCAAAAGGTACTATTACCCGCACAAAAACCAAAGCATACCATGGCGATCTGGTTGCTACTTCACCTTTAATAGAACCGTTATTCCAAAAGTTTTGTATTGAATTAAAGCATTATAAAAAAATAGACGAGTTCAGTTATTTACGTGATGTAAAAAATCAAGGCATCTTACCCTTTTGGAAACAGACAGTACGTTCAGCACGTTTATCACAGAGAATACCTATATTGATTTATAAAGCAAATAATAAGCCGGATATGATTGTATGCGAAGAGCACTTACTAGCTACTAAACATCTCTTATTTTCAAATAAACCTATTCGTTATATTTCTTTCGGAGGCGCTTTAATATGCTTTACTTTAGAATCTTTTTTACGGAATGTTAACAGGGAGAATTTTATTCAATGGGTGTCTTGCGAGTAGCAAAAGAAGCCAGCACATTAGTATCTAAAGAAAAGAAAATGTCTTTTTCTGATTTAGAGGAAGAGATTATGACTACCTTAGAGATTAATCCTCGCGCAAGTGTTTTAAAGAAGTTAAATCAGTTATTCCATCCATTATTTAACTATTATATTAATTTTCAATTATTTAGCCGCCGCATATATGATCAGCATGATGAGTATCCAGAAGCTTATCAAATTCTATATGAAAAATGTCTTACACTCATCCCTAAGTTAGATACGAATAAAGCAACTTATAATGTTATTAAGTTGTATATCAATAAGAGTGTTCAAGGTTGGTTATTTAATTTATTGTATAAAAAAAGTAGTCGCTTAGATGTAACGCGCGATGATTTAGCTATGGCTACTGTTATTGATCCATATGATTACTATGGTGATATAGAATGTAATGCTGATTTTAGACGCATGGAAGAGCATATTCGACGTGAGGGGGGTCTTTATGCTGAGTTACATAATGTTCTTTTTGATCATGATTATTTACCTCCTTCGAGATTAAGGCGTTATTTTAGAGACCGCGTATATTTACATTATCATAAGACAGGTAACTTACTGTCTGCTGGAGAACTTGCACATCAACGTTTTGGAGGCCTTTTTGGGAAAGAAGACTGTTAAGATATCTGAGCCAGATCTTATGATTTATTATTTGGCCATGGAAAAGAAATATTATGAATTACTAGAGTTATACGGTTTATTTCATGAATTTACTCAGTGCCCTCACTGTAAGAAAGATAATAACGTACATTTTAAGATGATGCGCGAAGTAATTCATACTTTTGGCGGCACGAAAGAGGGTCTAAGAATACCCAAGGGAGTAGAACTTCAAAGAATTTCTAGGGATCTTACTATATGGAAAGGTTTAAAACGTTATAGAGAATCATCTCTTAACGCTTCAGCACAAGCGAAAGAGTATTCTGAACGCTACGATATTACTGTAGACAATGTAAATAAGATCTATACGAATATTCAGAAAGTAGTAGATAAATACTTAAATTTGAAATCCATATATACTAAAGCTAAAGGAGGTAATCGTGATACAACTCGAATTATTAGATGAAATCCGAGCTTCTTTGGATGTTAAACGCACGCCTAATAACTACGATTCAGCTTACGTTGAACCTACTGAAACATTGCCCTCAATTATTGAGAACGAGGAATTTACTAATTTTATTGTAGGACAATCATCAGGAGTCTCAGAAGATACACATGCGTGTATAAAGCAAATAACGCAGCACGCCGATGATAAAATGAATTTATTTTTTACTGCTTACGCACAAAAAAATATGTCTAGAATGGCTAGAGTAATGACTTTTCTAGACAAAGCTGACAATGAACTATTTAATAATGAATGGCGGTTAAAAGCTCTTGATAATGCGACACTTGTAGATTTAATCGATAATCTTACTAGAGATAAAGCACGTTCATTAAAAGAATTAATGGATATTTCTTTAAAGTTTGGATCATCAGCCCAATCTTATAAAAAAATTGAGCAATCAGATAATACACGCGTTGCAGCAGAAGATTTACCCGAAGAATCAAGAAATAAACTTTTATCATTTTATAAGCAAAAAGTTGCTTGTTGAGTCTATTAATGTATTTGGAGATATCATATGTTTAGAATTACCATAAAAGAATTAGCACAATTACTAAATAGACCGCGTTCTTGGGTTTATAATGCTTTGCGCAGTATAAATCACCCTAATACTAAAGGTTTTCTCGATTTTACCTTAGCAAAAAAATTAGTAGAATTTTCTTTTATTTCTCGAAGTAAATCATCTTACGATTATAAGAAATTGGCTAAACCGGAAATGATTGAGCTAGTAGAAACTACTAAGATTACTTCTATACCTAAGAGAAGAATTAATCTAACGTTTTATTACAATATAATTATAGCTAAGTACGTTATATCTCCGCACATGTCTTTATCTAATATTATTGCTTATATAAATAAGCGCTTAGATGTAGGTATACATGATAATAAAGCATTTAAAAAATATCTATATAAATTATATGTTAACCTGTTAAAAAATAACGAGATAACGCCTAAATACTTCTTCAAAAAGAAATCTCTTTCCACTATTGAATCAGAATTTATATCACTTTTTGTAGAAAAAGCTTGATTTTTTTAGATGAATTATTGTAAATTATAATTAAGAATTTTTTAAACAATCTTACAATTAAATTTAACATGGGAGGCACATTGTTAAATCACGCAATAATTAAAACTTATATTTCTAACAAAAAAGTAGTAGAAGGTATTCAGTTAGAGCTTGCTCCTAAGGGTATAATGGTTTTACCTAGTAAAGATTACTATATTATTTCCGCAGCGGATGTTACCAAGGCTTTACTATACATTAAACATTATTTAGGAGCTTCCGGTATTTTTTGCAAAGTGCTCGGACCTATTACGAGTCAAGAATTTGTTAATTTTATCGGAGAATAGATTATGGCCCACGAAAAGAATTTTAAAGAATATCAAACTAAGTTTAATCCACAATTATTAGAAGAGTTGCAGAAGGTTGTTAAGACTAAGTTGTTAAAATCTTCCGAAAAATACGGCGAAACTTACTTAATTAATGATGTAGCAAAAGAATTGCGCGAAGAAATTATTGATATTGTAGGTTGGTCTACCCTAGAAGCTTTACGCCTTTTAGAAGTATTAAATACACGCTTTGTTGATTTAGACAAGGTATATTGGAAACAATTTTTAAAAATTCAAAGTACTAAAACTTTAGCTACTTTAGCTGGTCGTATAGGTGAAGAGTTAAACAAAAGAGGTAACAAATGAAACATTGTTTTATAGTACCTGAAGCTTATATAAACCCTATAGGTATGAATTCTGATATGCATTTGGTATTAGCTCATGAAATACTTAAACGTAAAACCTATACTGCGCGATATCGTGCCTTAAAGAAAAGTAAAAAGCATTTTATAATATTGGATAATGGCGCTTTTGAATTAGGTAAACCTTTACCTACAAAAAAACTAATTGAAGCAGCGAAAATAGTTAACGCTGACGAGATAGTAGCACCAGATATTCGAGGTAACTTATCTGCTACCTTAAAAGCTGTAAAAAGATTTATTATGTTTCTCAGAATATATCACGAGAAGAAATTTTCCGTAGCCGGAGTAGTGCAAGGATCATCTTTAGATGAATGTATAAAATGTATAGCAGAGTATCAAATTAATCCGAATATTTCTACTGTATGCATTCCCATGATTGATCCGATAAGCGATATACATTCTTGGATTAAAGATAAGAATACGCGTATTATACAGAATCGGTTATATTTACTAAAGGGTATGTCTCGAATGTTTGCGCCCAAACCTGTACATCTTTTAGGCCTAAGAAATCCCATTGAGTTAACTTTAGCTAAGCAATTTGACTTTGTAAGGTCTAACGATAGTTCCTCAGCTTTTATTCACGGAATGAATTTAAGGTTGTTTGATAATAAATATGGTTTAATTGGTGATAAGGAAAAGAAACTCCTAGACTTTGATATAGATAATCTTACGTCACAACAGCGCGGCGCTATTGAGATAAATGTACAACAAATTCTTTCTTACATAGGAGATGATAATGCGTAGCCCTATTGAAAGTATTAAGCGCATACCTATAGAGGCTACAGTATATACACCTATAAGCGCTTTCGTACAAGAACCTTATACTGATGCCTGGGGTTATATTTTACTGAATTTTGATAAGTTAGTTAGATTTCATGCTAATCGTTATGCATTCATGATAAATAAACCTTACTTGATAGAGGATTTTCATTCCGATATGCTGTTAGAATTAGTCAAAACTTATAAAAAGTATTATATAGAAAGAGAATTACCTCTTAAACAAGTAGATAAGATACTCAAGACAGTTTTAGGCTACTATTATCAAAATGAAATTAAGCGCAAAAAGCATTCAGCTACTAGTATTAGCATGGATACAACGGATATTCAAATCAAAGAGACTGATAATTTTTTCTCTACATATGATAAACAGTACACTTACTTTGTAGATAATTATCTATTAATAAAAGATGATGATCAAAAAGCTCTTGTTAATGAAGTTGTAGCTACATCAAAGGATTTTATTAAATTTATGAAAGAACATTCTTACCGATATCCGTCGCAAAAATCTTTGCGAGCTTATTTTATTCAGAAAAAGGATTGGAGTCTTAGTCGTTTTAAACATGCTTTTAATTCTTTGCGAGAGGTAGCATAGATGCAGATATATTATTGTAAGCGTCAAGGTATGGTAACTAATTTAGAATGTATGGCATGCTTTGAAAAAGATTATAGAGATAAAGGAGATTTACGTGAGTATTTTAAAAGACCTTTATGCAAACATTACAATGTTGAAGATAGTACACTTATACAAAGGAGGGGCGTAATGTCCGAAACTACAGGAAATATTAAAGAAAAAATATTACCATTAATTAAAACGATTAAAATTAATCATCCAAGAGGTGAAGAATATTTAGCTAAGATGTCTAAATCAGGTGATTGCTTTGCTATAGCTTTTGATGTTGATGCTAAACCTTGTAGTAAATGCACGATAGAAGCTCTCTATGAGGGTAAAAAATATATTCTTAAGGATCTTTGTAAGCACTTTATGACCTTATCTTTAGCTACAGGTAAACCTAAAGTCGCTACTGCGGAAGAAACCAAAGTAGATACGCCTGCCGAACAATCTAAGAAAGACGCTAAGCCTGAAGCAACTAAAGAGGAGAAAAAGGAAGATACACCTAAGAAAGAAACTGTAGTAAAAGATACACCTAAGAAAGAAACTGTAGTAAAAGATACACCTAAGAAAGCCACACAAACTACTAATACAGAAAAGCCTTTAACACCTAATCAGACTATTGTATACGAAGCAGTAAAAGCAGGTAATGAAACACAAGCTGCTATAGCTAAAGCTGCAAACATGGCTGGGCCTAGTGTTAATACAATTTTACGTAAACTCGCTTCGCTCTCTTTAATTGCGCGCGCTAAAAAAGAAGGCGATAAATCTTTTACCTATTCATTAGTGGCAGAGTAAGGAGAATTAGTAAATGAAAAAGATAGCAATGTTAACAACTTTTCATGGTTATTTAGAATCATATTCTTTGTGCCAAGTAGCCAGAACACAATTAAAGATGATGCAGCGGGCAGGTTATGAATGTCGTTTTATATTTAGAGGTGGTCCAGAAGAAACCTGGAAAGAATTTACTAACGATATTAAGATAATTCCTGACTACATTGTAGATAATGATGGTGATTACTCAGGTATGGAAAAAAGAGCTAAGAAAATGTATGATGAAATGGTTATGGATACATTACATTCATTAAAAGAGCATTTATCTGATATAGATGTAATTATTACACATGATTTATTTTATCAACCGAGTAATAGTATTCAAGATGCTGCAGCACAATTATATGCTACTGAACATCCAGATAAACTTTGGTTACACTGGATTCATTCAGCAACGAGTCCTAAGGATTTAAATAAGACGATTAAAGGTAAATTTCCTAATAGCTTTATTTGTTATCCGAATGCTTGGGATATACCTAGAGTAGCGCGAAATTTCGGTTTTCATGAATCAGAAATTAAAGTTGTACCTCACCCAATAGACTACGTAACTTTCTTTGATTTACATCCTTTAACACAGCGTTTAATTGATGAGAAGGATATTTTAAGTGCAGATATTTTATGCTGTTATCCTCTACGTCTCGATCTAGGAAAACAGCCCGAGATGGCTATTCAAATATTAGATCAAGCAAAACATCACTATAAACAAAGCATAAGACTTATTATTGTAGATTTTCAATCTTCTGGCGGAGATAAACTACAATACAAACAAATGTTAAAAGCTCTTGCTGCACAGTCTGGCTGGTCAGACGCTGAATTAACTTTTATGAGTGATTTTGAACCTAGAGTTGATGATCAAAATTTAGGTTGCAGTATTCAAACGCCCGTAAAAGTTGTTAGAGATTTATTTATGCTATCTAATGTTTATATACATCCGAGTAAATCCGAGACTTATTCATTAACAACACAGGAAGCTCGTGCGTGTAAGAATATGTTAATTCTTAATCAGGATTTTCCTCCAATGCAGACAATATACAAAGAAGGACCTATGTATAAGAAGTTTGGTTCTTGCGTAGATGTATTAAATCATACTGATGGAGAAACGAAAACTGTTTATAATCCTGATGTATATTCTTTTGCAAAAGATGTTGCGGGCGAGTTAATTTTTAATTTAAAGAATCAAGCAGTCCTGTCTATGTCTACCGAAACAAGACAAAATAAAAACATTGATACAGTGTTCAGGAAACATATAGAGCCGTTGTTTTATGGTAAAGCTAGCGCGCCTAGTATACCTACAGAAGAATCTAAACCACAACTTATAGATCCGATTACAGGCGATCTTATAGTTAATTTAGATGGCGGCTTAAATCAGCAGATAAATGTACCTGAGAATACGCCTAAGCATGAGTCTTCTAAAAACACGATACTTAAACCTAAAACATCTTCAGAAGATAATATTATTCAATTTGGTAAGGAGAATAAATAATGTATTGTCCTAAGTGTAAGAAGAATGTCCTAACTACGACTAAAATACAGACTATAGAAGAAAACCGATCAGCTGATTCTGTTATAAAAGTAGCAACAAATCAACTTCTTAATAGACCCGAAAGACTTTCAGAAAAAAGAAATACACTTATTAAATGTAGTCAATGTAATATAGAAATACCTATACATGATTTTGTTGCACAAAAGAAAAAACAAAATGCTGCTAAGCTATCGCAAAAAGAATGGGATATTATTAGAGAACACAATAGCCAGTTATCAGAACATTATGATGAGAATGAACCCTATTATACAAGAGACAACTTACCAGAAGAGTACGCCAAAATACTTACTGCTGAACGTGAAAAGGGAAATCTATAATGAATCTTTCTGAAGAAGTCGAGAGAAAAAGATCTATTAATAAAGCAGTTACTGCCTTTGCCCAGGCAATGGTGAGTAGAATGTACGAGAAAATTCGCTATAAAGGATGGGATGATCCTAAGTTATTAAGCAATGATTTACTCAAAGTACAGATGCAAGCAGATTTACAGACTGATATGATTAATCAACGCGAAAGTAAAATGATAGATATTGCTAATAGAGCGATGATGCTTTGGTACAGAACTTATGGTAATCAAATACTAAAATATCAAAAACATATTAAACAGACAATTGAAAGGAAAGAAACAGATGCCTAAACCTTTAGATATACCTTTACATTATTCTCTTAGAGGACCTATTAAAGGTGAGATAACAAAGAACAAAGAATATAAGTATGACGTAAGTGTGATTATACCTTTTGCCGCAGAAGATATAAATTCCTTATGGTTTACTTTACAGAATATAGCTAGTACTCTTGTACATTCCAAACTCACACATGAGATTATCGTTATTGCTAATAATACCGGCGCTAAATATGAAAGATGTCCGCAGTGTAATAATAAATTTCAACCTAGAAAATCTCAACCTAGTGAAGAATTAGCAAGAGGTGTACTTACGGGAAGAGACTTTGCAAATTTTCACAATACGCGCATGTTAGTTGTAGATCGTCCTTCTAATGCATCTGCTGCTAATGCTGGCGCTGTTGAAGCTAAAGGTAAGTATTTATGCTTTGCGGATGAGCATATTATTGTACATCCAAATATGTTCACTGAATGTATTAAGACCATGGAGAGACATGGAGATGCAGGTTTAGTGCATCCTTATGTAAACTGGTCGGGAGCACCTTATGGTAAAAATTTTGAATCTTTAGGCGGCAGAAGTTGTTTTCAGTATTTGTATAGAGAATACGATAAGAAAAAACCTGGAGTAGAGTATTGGACGCATGCTTTTCACGGTGTATATAATAGTAAAAAATGCGCTAACGAGCCTTATCCTATATTGGGTTGTGGTCATGGCGTATATATGATTAAGCATGATGTTTGGGAGCGTCTTGGCGGTAAAGATTTTTATCATAATGCACAATCCGCTGTAACAGGAAGAGAAGCTGCACCTACATTTAAGTCATGGTTATTTGGTTATAAAAATTATTCTGTATGTACAGCAGGACATCAACATTCTAACCTGTCTAGGTCTTACTTTTGGACTAATGATTATTCAATGCAAAATAACATGCAGATGGCTTATATTATTGGTGGTACAGGCGCTCTGGATGTAATATATATGAGCATGAGTAAAAAGCCTGGCGTGCGACCTGAAGTTTTAAAAGCATTAAGAGAAACAGCACAAGCAACTTCAGAAGAGCATAGGAAGTTTGTTCTAGCTAATCAAAAATTAGAGTTTAAAGATTTATTTGATTATTGTGATAGTGTAGGAGCTTTTTGTTAAATAAGGAGGAGGAAATATGTCCTATGCAAAAGATGAAATTTCACCTGCAGATGATCTAAATAATGTATTTAGCTATCATGCACCTAAAGGTGATCAGCCTCAGCGTTATGAAAAAATAAGGGAAGCAGCAAAAATTTTTGCTAAGGTGATAGAAGAATGCTGTCCCTATAGCGCGGATAAATCTGCGGCTATAAGAAAAATACGTGAAGCGGTTATGACTGCTAATGCTAGTATAGCCATAAATGAATAATTAAAGGAGAAAATATGTCAGAAGAAACAAAAGAATTAAAAAACCAACCTTTATACGACGGTACTTTGATAAAACCTATCAAGCACGATGAGTATAAAACTCTCGGCGGTATCATTATGAAAGAACCACCTAATCCAAATACCGTTATGGGTGAAGTACATACCGTAGGTTTAGGACAGTATACTGATGCTGGCGTATTGTTACCTACATTATTGAAAAAAGGTGATATCGTATTGTATGGTAGTAATACTTTTGCTGAAGTTAAACTAGAAGGTGTGGACTATCATTTAATACAGGAAACTAAAGTTTTAATGATTATAGAGCGTAAAGCTAAGTAGTTTTATATTTTTATTTTAATAAGGGCTATATTTATAGTAATATCTAGCGTGGTGCCTCACACCGGATATGAGTGATTGTTTATATAGCCCTTTCTTTTATTTATATTATTTACAGGAGGTATTTGATGCCGAATTTAAATGAACAAATGGATAAAGTTTTACGCGATAGCATCCTTCTTAGAAAAAGAACTGCCTTACATAAAAAGAAAATGTTTCTACAGTTTTTACGCTTTCAAGCCAGTGCGAATACTTTAAAAGAATATTCAAAAAAGGATAATGTATGAAAAAAATTTTAGAATTATCTGGTGGGGGTATTAGAGGTATTATTCCAGCTATTCTATGCGCACATATAGAAAAAGAAGCAGGTAAACCTCTTAATCAAATTTTTGACTTCTTTTCAGGCACGTCTACGGGCGCAATATTAGCTACGTTATATAGCGCAGGCATACCTGCAAATATTGTAAGAGATATTTATATACAGAAAGGCAAAGCTTTATTCAAAAAGAACTCTATGTTTAAACGCGTTTTTAGTAAGAATAAAGCTAAGTATGACAGAGGACCTTTACAACATGAAATACGTAAGCATTTATGTAAAAATAAGATAGTATATATGAAAGATTTACCTTCTAAAGTTGCTATGACTGCTTATGGTCTATATGCGAATAGAACACATTATATCACTTCCTGGAATTCTGATCATGCTTTTTTAAAAGTTTTAGATGTGGTAAGCTGGAGCGCATTGACTGCGGCAAATTATTTCGGTAAAATCTGCGTACCTGCTTATAAATGGCCTCAATACTTAGATCAAAAAATTATACACACGGGAGAAGTATTTCAAGATGGTGGTCAAGGTATTCATAATTGCACAGCAAGAGACGCCTTAACTACTGCATTATACGGTTTAAAGTGGCAAAAAGACGATGATATTTATTTATTATCTTTAGGTTGTGGTAGTGTTAAACTTATGGCTGATTCTTACAAGTCTGTCGCTAATGACGGATGGTTAGAACAAGTTAGCGCTTATTTTTCTCAAGCGAGAGATGAAAGTACTTACGATCAAGTACATACAGCATCTTTTATGCTTAGTAAGACATATAATAACTTAGAGCACTTTACGCGCATTAATCCTAGATTATCCAAAAAATTAGATGTATTAGACGGCCTTTCTTATATTAATAAGTATAAAGATATTGGTTATGCCCTTATTAATCAAATTCCTGAAATATATGTGAAATAGGAAAATTATGTTAACAAAAATAAGAGACAGAAATTTAAATACTAAAGAGATATGGGATAGATTCTATAAAGAAATGCCCATGCCTGTCATGAAAAAACGCCTATCTTTCTATGAAGCTGCATGCTCTTACATAACAAAGCCAAAGTCATCTGTTGTTGATATTGGTTGCGGTTCAGGTTATGGCATGTATTATTTAATTCAACATAATTCTTATATTGAGAATATTCATGGTTTCGATATTTCATCTACAGCCTGCGATATTTCTAGAATGCAGGGTATACATGCCTATTGTCTAGATATCACAAAACAAGATATATCATCTTTAAAAACTGATTATATTACTTTATTAGAAACTTTGGAGCACTTGGATAATCCAATGGAGGTAGTTGATAAGTGTTTAGAGTGCTGCGGATCATTAATCATTACTGTACCGTACAAAGAAGCTTGTAAAAAAGAAGAATTACATGTATATACAGGATTTGATGAAGATACTTTTAAAGATTATGATGTACTATGGACAGAAATTATAAGAAATCGTAGAAATATTTTATTTGTTTTAAAAGGAAAGTACTATGAGTGAGACAAATGATTTTATTTATGACTATGATAACGATAATGATGAAGATGGGATATGTGAAGATTGTGGTTGGCCAGAAGATGACTGTCATTGCATAGATGATGCAGAGGAGGATTTTTAAATGTCAGAAATAGAAACATTTATATGTACACTGGGCGGATGTGAGGCTGACTGTTCTCATAGACGTTACGGTAAAGCTAATAATTTAAGTCTATGTGATTTAGTTTATGATACTTCAACGGAGAAATGTCCTTATCAAGAAAAAGCACTTTTTTTATCTGTGGATAGTTTTGATACTACAGACCTTAATCAATTTTTAGCGCATAGGTGTTCTCTACAACGACCAGCTTCTTGTACGAAACAATCTACAAATAATTCTGCTTGTATTTGTAATACAGCGCTTGCTTCAAATATAAAAGATGAATGTGTTTATTATACAGAAACTACTGTCAAAATATTACCGAGTAGTGCGCCAAAGGAATCCGAGGATTGTACTAATACTTCAGATCTAAATATTAAATCACCAAAAACTTCTGAAGATTTAAATATTAAATCACCAAAAACTTCTGAAGATTTAAATATTAAATCACCAAAAACTTCTGAAGATTTAATATTTACTCAAGTACACGATGTGCTACGTAAAAAAATATCTAGTGGAAATATCTGTTTTAATTCGGGAAGAGCTGAGATCTCTTGAATGTATAGAAATCATGATGATGTTAGAAGAAAAGTACGGTATTGAGATTACTGATGCAGAAGCTCAAAAGATTCAAACAGTTAAAGACCTCGTAGAGTATTTAAAATTAAAAAATGTTAAGGTATAAAGGATAACATGGCAATAATAACACTAGCAATAGCAACTAAGAATGATCCGGAAGGTTTGTGGTATACAATAAATTCAGCGATACTTAGTGTAATGAATACTAATTTAGCAGGTAAACTAGCTTTCGCTGTAGTAGATAATTCGGATACTCAGGATTACGCAAACCAGGTGCATAGTGTTGCTGTAAAAATGGGTGCAGCTTATAAAAGGATAACTTTTCCATCTAATCATTTAGCGCGCAATGAAGCTGTCCGTCTATCTGAGACAGAATACACAGTACTCTGTGACAGTCATGTTTTATTCAGTCATGGATTCTTTAGTGAATACGTAGATATCCTAAGTAAAAATCCTAATATAGGGCTTGTACATTCATGTATGACCAATGGCGGAACGCCAACACATAGAGGTTATTGCTGTTATAACTTACAAAGGTTTGAAGCTAACTTACATGGTATACTTAGTTCGTATGGAGCATTAGCCAATGATAAGTTTCCTGTAGGTTTGCAAGGTTATGGTAGTGTTGGTTTTAGAACAGAGCAGTGGTTAGAATACGGCGGTTTTATAGAAGAATGTGCTGGTCATGGCGGCGGAGAAGTATTTGTTAGTTATAAGTATTGGATGTTTGGTAGCAGCGTATATACAACAACTAAGGTAGGGCTTATACATCGCGTTAGCAAACCTTATAAAAGGACCAGAACACAGTGGTTTAAAAATTTTACTACTTCAGCCTTTGCTTTAGGTGGTTACGAAGTAGGTTGTAAATACGCGGTACGTTTAAGATGTAAACCTTATATAGATGAACTTTGGAAAATAGCTAAACCCTACCATAAATTTGTTTTATCTAAACAAAAGTTTCCTTTTTCAGAATTAATTAATCATTTTAAAAAAGTACGGGCTAGACCTTTTATATCAGGTAAAAAATGAAACGAATATTATTTCTCTACGATAAGCGGTATACTACACATAAAAACGCTAAATTACACTTAGAATGGCACAAATATTTAAAAGATGAATTTGTCGTACAATACTGGGGTAAAAACTTTAAAAATGAATTTACTCAAGAAGGTCTCGATAAAATGATAGATAAGTTCAAGCCTGATTATATCTATTGTACTATTAGAACTCGTTATCGTAAGTGGCCTATTTATTTTAATAAGATACAGATACCTAAAATTTTTATTTCAGTAGATTCTTATAAATATAAAAGATCTCATAGGTGGTATAAAAATTTTGATCAGGTATATACTAGACCCGTAGTTGGAACAGGTAAGAGCTGGATTACTACGCCAGTATTCATGTGGTCTATACCTGAACAGCAGATACAACGCGTAGACCCTAAGTTACGTATAAGAGACATCGGTTTTTCTGGTACAGGTAAATCTCATGTTTATCCTATTAGACAAGCTATCGCTGATGTAGGTATACGTAATACACCTATTAATAATCCAAAAGAGTACTGGAATTATTTACGTAGTCACAGGGCTTTAGTTTGTCCTACAGAAAGTAGCGTCGGAGACTTTTTACCAGGTAAATTTTTTGAATATTTAGCTGCAGGTGCTGCAGTAATTACAAATATCAATTTAGAAAAATACGGTTTAGAGGAATTTGATGATAAAGTAATTCGTTATAAGTCTTTAAACGATTTAAGAACAATAGCTAAAATGGATTTTGAACCTTACTATGAAAAAGCTTTCGATCTTTTACGCGCTAAGTATATTGATAGAGTGAGATATAAAGAATTATTTAAGTAGAGAAACCGAATGAATATATTTGAGCTTTGTTATAATGATTGGGATGCCTATAGTCCTTATTTATTTACTCACCCAACAAAAACTCCGCAGGAATTTGAAAAAGATGTTAAAAATTGTTTCAAATGTTTCGGTAAAGATTACTTAAAGCAGGAAAAATGCTTTGCCGGTGTTGATAGTTGGACTTCTTTTGTAGCATCAAAATTGCCTTTATTAGGTTATATTAAAATAAAGAATACAGGTACCGTAATAACTAGCGGTACTAAAATTCTTGAGAAAAACGACCACGATGACGGTACAGAAAATTTTCTTGAAGAATTTATAACACCTGAATTAACTGAAGCTGCTTATAAACATAATGCTAACATAAGAAAGGAAAGTTGACATGACTGATATAGAAATACAATTAAAATATTGTAGTAATAGTAGGCAAGGTAAAACAGAAACACCTAGTCGTATGGGTAAGCGTGTATTAAGAAACGTAGAAGAAGCTTATGAAACTCATTTTAGTAAGTATGATAGATCTATCTTAGATGTAGGTTGCGGAGATGCTTTAAGCGTAGCTAGATTTAATCAGTTAGGAGCACATGCTGCGGGTATAGAATATGTACCAGAAAGAGTAACTACAGCGCAATCTCACGGATTAGAAGTTATTCAGGGCAGCGTAGAAGATTTAAATTGTGTACAACCATATTTTAATATTTTCTGTAGTCACGTATTAGAACACGTACGTAATCAAGAAAAAGCCGTTAAAGAGATACAACGCGTAGCAGGTGAAATTATTTATATTTTAGTACCTATAGAAGCGGGTAAGGATGCTCATGGTAATCCTCGATCTGGTAATGCAGCGCATTTTTCACCTGTAGGTAGCTTAAAACAATTGCGTAATATGTTTGATGATAGTATATGGGAATGCGTACAAGAAGAGTATCGTTTTGATTTAGAACCCGTAGGTATACTTGTTATGCAAAGAAAACAGGCTACACCGTCCGCATGGAAGGGTTAATCATGTTTAAAAAAGACGATTTAATAGAGCAAACTAAAACATAAATTATGAAAAAGAAAGTTGATCCGTTTATTTGGGGTATAGAGGAAATTATATAAAATTATGAAAGTATTCTTACTGCTGACGAGCAAACTAAATAAACCTCTGTTGTGGCGCTTTGACATAGAAAGCGCTAACTTTCTTTCCATTATATGACTTTCAGAGGATTCGAGCTAGAGATTAGTTAGATTAATAACTTATTAATAATTATATTTATTATATAAGGGGGTGATCATTATGGAAGTAGGCCAGAGTGCAACAATCATTAACAATTTAATGACAGATGAAGAAAAAGAAACTATTCTTACGGAAGAGGAATTACAAGCAACAGAACAGGAACAAACCGTCTTTTTAGGATTCTAGTGTTTAATTATTTTACAAGAAAGGTTAATACTAATTATGGAAAAAACTGTACTAAGTTGTTGTGGAGGTGATTCTATCATTGCTAATCTTATGACTAAAGAAGAGCGCGAAGAAACCTTTACAAAAGAAGAACTACAAGCAATAGAGAAACAAGACCAGCCAATGTTAGCAATCTAAAGACTTTTGAGCGTAATCGGTTTGTACTACAAGTGAGCAGATCAGCGGTGTCCAAGACCACAGAGAAAGCTCGCTCTGATTTTATCACAAGATTAACGTTTAAGTGCCCTTGGTAGGACGATTGCTTTTAATTTAAAATAGAAGGTATTATGAGTATAAGTAGAATAGATAACGATGAGTCTGTAGTAACTATTAAATGTGATAAATGCGGTAATATAAGTACTAGTACAAAATCCTTATATAATAAACAATTCTACGAAGAAGGCTGGGTATTAAGGCCTAGAGCCAAGAAATACAAACATTTATGCTATGATTGTTTGCCTAAGAAAGACAAAAGAACTCATGCTTTTGTTAAAAATATTTTTTATGTCGGTTGAATTTTAATTGTACAAAATCAAAGCAGACTGCAAAACCTCATTCCTGCATTTCAATAAATTCCTTAAATAATTCAGGTATTTTACTATTATTTATATAAGTAGCTCATTTGATGAGGGTTTATTACATGGCAGCTAAGAACGCGGATTTTATAGATAAATTAGTAGATATTGTTGAGAAAGTTACTTCTACCCTAACTAAAGTGGTGGATAATCAAGAAGAACTTATTAGATTAACTTCAGATGAAACTGTACCTATCTTAAATGATGTCTCAGCAGATTTAAATAACTCTTCAAAAGAGATCCATAATGTTTCTGGTAATATTGAGGATTTAAAAGCTATATTAAAAACAGCTACAGCACAACAAGTTTTAATAGGTAAAGTATTACATAATGATAACTATACTATAGCAGAGATTATTCAGATTATTACTTCAGTAAAAAAGTTTTTAGTGTTCATTAAGGTGTTAGTTTATATTATTAGTGTATTAGCAGCAGGTGGAGCAGTGTACGGATTAGTAAAAATAGGCATGTCTGTTGCTACAAAATAAGGAAGGCTATGAGTAATAAATTTTGGAAAAAACAGTTAAATAAGGTAAGTCAGTTATCCGCTCGGTTAGAATCTGCAGGCAATAAACTTCGAGCTAGTAAAAAGAGATTATTTCAAAGTAATGCTTGTTATGCTTATGAAAGATCGCTTAGGTTATTAAATAATGACAAAAACAATAGCAGCGGTACAGCGCTTAGCCACTAAACAAATAGAGCTTTTAATAGTGTTTTGTTCCGGGGATTGTCCGGAAATCCAAGATATTAAAACGCTCATACATAAGTGTTTTGCTATAGGTATTAAACATATCACACTAGATTGCAGACACTTAACATTCACCTCTCTTCTTGTAGGTGATTTACTCGCAATTCTTAAATTTATTCAAACACGTAAATGTTATGTACATATAAGAGGTATTTCGCAGAAAAACTACGATATTCTTAATACGATAAACCTCTTTAGTTTAGCTGATGAATATATTTCTTTTGATATAGACACTTAATTATCACTAAGTCTATTAATAAGTTGACAAAATAATAAAGGATTCTATTATGAAACGCTTTCTATCTTTATACGCACTTCTATTAACCTTTTTATTAAGGTGTTTGCAATTTAGCTTTTTTAGCGCAGTTATAAGCGCATCAGGCGCATATCTTATAATCAACTACGGTTTCTGCGAGATCTTTCGTTTTAGCCTAGGTATTATGCTTGTATGCTATATGATAGTAGAATTTATTAAAATGATAATTAAGATATTTAAAAGTTAATTAATTATATTCATTTAAGGAGGCATAAATGAAAAATGAACCATATGTAGAAGCAATTAGTAAATTAAGAACATTTGATGATTTATATGCTGAAGGAAATCCAGCGATTACTGATGCACAATATGATAATTTCAAATTAAAAGTAAAAACTAAATACCCAGACCACCCTTATTTTCAAGAAGTAGGAGCACCTGTACCTGATAATACACCGTGGAAAACTATTAAACACGATATACCTATGGGTTCTATAGCTAATATAGAACCGGATCCAGAAAATTTTGTAGAATCGATTTTAGAAAATACAAAAAAGTGGTTTAATAATTATGCTTTATTAGGTGACATATTGATACAGCATAAACTAGATGGCTTATCTGTAAGTTTAAAGTATAACGATCATAAATTATCGCATGCTATTTTAAGAGGTGACGGTCAATTCGGGGAAGATATATTGCGTAACGTTATAAAAATGCGCAACGTACGGCGGGAATTACCTATTAACACTTTAGAATTACGTGGTGAAATAATTTTATCTAGAGAAGCTTTAATACGTATTAACAAAACACTAGAAGCAGCAGGAGAAAAAACTTATGCCAATTGTAGAAATGCTGCCGCAGGTATTGCTCGTAGACTTGATGGTAAATTTTCAAATGAATTAAAGATTATTTATTTCACGTGTATAGGTGCTTCATCTTATATTGATGAGAATAGTACTGACGAGAAGCTATTTACCTATATGCATTCTCTTGATCTAGAAACGGTGTCTACTTTGCAAGTAACATCAAAAGACTTTCAAGATATAGTTAATCAATACACTACTATGATTAAAGATCGAGATAACCTTAATTATGATATTGACGGTTTAGTTATAAAAGTTAACGATCTGGATGCTAGACAAGATATGTCTTTAAAACCTGAATGGATTCGCGCAATGAAATTTCCGCCAGAAGAGAAACTCTTTACTGTAGATGATATTCTCTGGGAAGTAGGTAAAACAGGTAAAGTAAATCCAGTGTTACATTGCGAAGCAGGTACGCAATTTCAGGCTAAGATAGTTCATCGCGTTACACTACATAACTATAATCAATTTTGTCTACATAAAATAGCACCACAAGATAAAGTATCTGTAGTTATTTCTGGTGATGTAATTCCAAAGATTGAACAGGTAAAAGAGCGATCAGGTAATAAAATGTTTGAAGCTCCTAAAGCTTGTCCTGAATGTAATTCTATTTTACGTATAGAAGAAAAGTTTCTTTTTTGCGACGCTGAAGGTTGTCCGGGTAGAGTTAAATCTTTAATAAATGCTCACGTTAAAGTAATGGATATAGAAGAGTGTGGTCCAGAACTTGTTGAGAAATTATACGATCTAGGACAAAGGAATATTATACAGTTTAATGATATGGCTAGTTTATATCAATTAACTATACCCGATATTCTAAAAGTAGAAGGTTATCAAAGACCTTCAGCAGAAAAGGTCTGGGATAATATTCAAGCAGCTAAAACCGTATCTCTAGAAAAATTTATAGCTTCTTTAGGTATACCTAGTATAGGCGAAAAGAAAGTAGCTAAGATTAAAGCTAAGTCTATTAATGAGATAACAGCGATGAGCTTAGAGCACTTAAAGAATATTCAAGGTATAGGTGGAGCAACGGCAATCGCCTTAAAAGAAGGTTTAGAAGATAATTATGCATTAATAGGTAAGCTACTTGCTAATGGCGTTAAGATAAAAGAGAAACAAGAAATAGTACAAACCTCAGATAGATTAAAAGATAAGACTTTTTGCTTTACCGGTAACGTAGATTTGTTAAACCCTGATACACGTATAGCTTTTAAAAGAGAGGAATTACAAGAGTTAGTTGTACAGAATGGTGGTATTAATAAATCGGGTGTATCTAAAAAATTAGATTATCTCGTTATTGCAGATCCAGCAAGTACGAGCTCTAAAGCAACTAAGGCACGAAAATATGGTACGCAATTAATTTCACCCGAAGAATTTTTAAAATTGGTAGGTTTACTATGACAAATATGACGGATAAAATAATAGAAGAAAAAGCAGCTCGCTTAGCTGAGGATATAGCTGAAATAGAGGATAAGACAAAAGATCTTAAAAAGAGTCTTAAATGGTATCTTAAGTTATTAGTCTTTCTTGTTATTAATGCTTTAGTAATTACTCTTTGTTGGAATATTACTATGCCTTATTTATTTGAATTAAAAGAGTTATCTATACACAAATCTTTTTGTTTATATCTTCTAGTACGCTGTTTAGTTAACATTAGTATAACAAAAGCTGTTCCGAAGACGAATAAATAAGTATGATAGGCACTCAAGGAATTAATAATACTAAGTGTATCATATGTAAAACGTGCACTAAACCTTTTCGCATTACGGGTGAAATTGATTATTACATCGATGACATACTATTACGCGGTTATTGTTCTGAGGAATGCTTTAAAAAGAGTGGTGAATATAAAAAAGAAAAAGAAGATTTTTTAAAATTTTATAAATCTTTAAATACTGAACAGCAAGAATACTTAGTTGATAGATTATCTTTATATAGCGGTTGGTGGGATTTGCAAAAAGATTTTTGGTTAAAGGAGTTAAAACAATGAGTTATACGACATTATGGGAAGAAGTATTAAGGATTATACGGCGTAAAGGTTATGGTTCTCTTATTAGCAGACAAGATATATTAAATCATTGTAGACAGTTTAGTATAGTAAACGATGATAGTGTAGATACATATAGGAGATATCTAACAAAAGCTTTATTCTTACAGGCTACAGATAAAAGAGGTTTATATTGCATAATGAAAACACCTTGGTTAGGTTTAGGTAAGAATGAAGTTAGACGTATGGCTTATCGTAAAATAGAGGATAATTAATTATGGGTAAAGGATCAAATAGAAGACCGACATTAGTAGATCAAGCAACAGCTGATCGTAGATGGGATAAAATATTTAATACTGACATAAACATATGTGATACTTGTATAAAAGAGTTTGCTACATGTGATACAGTAGAACCTATATTTGGTGAAGGTTTCAGCGGAGATAATGTAGTTAACTGTACTAGTTATACTGCTAAAAATATGCAAAAAGATGTTGATTATATGAATACTAAGATAGCAGATGCTTTAGAAATACCTAAAGAGTACTTAACTAAACGTAAAAAAGAAACTAAAGAATTTGGTGGGCTGTCTAGGTCAGAGAGTTATTCTCTTGCGAGAGATATAGCGGATCATGTAGATAAAACAATTTTAGAAAAGACTCTCCCGATACATACTGATTATCTTAGTTGCGGTATTTACAAGCAAAACGGTTCAATAAAAATAGGTGTTACATCTACTATAGATCAACTACTTAAATTTACACCCGAAAAAGATAATACCGATGAACTATACATATGAACTATACATAGTATTAGAGTATGATGCCAATACTTTCGTTATATCGCATAAATGGCTTAATGATAGACATTGCTGGGTAAGTTGGTCTAATATGTTCTTTCGAGGTTCTTTTGGGGAATTAGCTAGAGATGCTGCTAATGGTAGGATAAAGCGTAGTGCTTATCCAGAATTTTTTGACGTATTAGTGATAAAGGATAGAATAGATTAATGTCGGAAATAAAAGGTTTTTCAGGTAAACATGCGTATTTAAGCAATTTTTATCCCGTAAAAGTACCTTACGGCGGCATAGTATTTCCAACTGTCGAAAATGCTTATCAAGCAGCTAAAACAGAAAAACAGGAAGAGAGAATATTATTTCAATCTATGACACCAGGTCAAGCAAAGAGAGCAGGTAAAAAATTAGTTTTAGATATTGAAGATTGGCTTTTACGCAGAGATATGATAATGGAACACTTAATTCGCTATAAATTTTCCGTAAATATTCCTTTACTTATTGCTTTAAAAAGTACAGGTAAAGCCTACATTGAAGAAACAAATAATTGGGGAGATACATATTGGGGTGTTTGCAACAGCATAGGTAAAAATAAACTAGGTCGCATACTTATGAAGATAAGAGATGAATTGTTATGACAATTAAAGAATTCTTAGTATTTCTAAAACACAGACTGGGTTTTCATACAAAAGATTGTCCTATACCCTGTTTAAATAAAGAAGAAAAATACTACACGTGTAAATATACCTATATGAATTTTAAAAAGAATGACAAATAAACAACAAGAAGCATTAGCAGCGTTAATAGCATCAGGTAGAACAACAAAAAAAGAATTAGAACAATTCTCTGAGCAAGAGCTTACTGTTATAGCTCAATCAACCCTCGAATATCTAGATAAAGGTGAATCCCTAACTATGAAAGATATCGAGTTGGGTGATTATTTATTCGAAATGCCTGACATAGTCCAATTCATTGAAGATCCTTATTACTTAGGTAATGAACTCGGTTATCCTCGTAATGAAAGTGGCTCTATTATAAAAGGAAAACCTAGACAAATCTACACGTACTGGTTAGAACAATTAGAGAAGATATATACACCAGGGGAAATGTACACAGAAGTTCTTATTACAGGTGCTATAGGCGGTGGTAAAAGTACTGGAGCAAATGTTATACAAGCGTACGATCTATTACATCTGTTAGCACTTAAAAATCCACAAAAGCATTATGGCTTAATGCCTTCAACCACTATCGTACTAGCCTTTTTTAGCATTCTAAAAGAGTTATCAACTGATGTGGGTTACGCTCAGTTTCAGGGTATGTTAGATAGTAGCCCCTGCTTTAATTCTCTCTTACATAGGAATAAGCGTTTATCTGAAGGCTTTCAGATGATACCACCTAAAGATAAAAATATAAAGTTTGTATTAGGTTCACGTGCAACGCATACTTTGGGCAAAGCAGTATTTAGTGCTGTACTTGATGAAGCTAACTTTGGGCAAAGCACTACAGATAAGAATGCTGATGAAAAAACAAGTCAAGTATATGATAATTATACTAATCTGCTTAGGCGTAAGAAATCCAGATTCTTACACGCACCTGGTCACTTTTGTATTATATCATCTAAAAAAGGCGAAGCAGATTTTCTTGAACAACATATTGAAAAATCTAAAGGCCAAAAAGGTGTTTATGTAATAGATGCTCCTATTTATGAATTTAAAAAATGCAGAGGAGAATATTCTAAAAAAACTTTTCGTGTATTATTAGGTGACCTAACGCGTAATCCGCGTGTACTTAAAGACGACGAAAAAGTTCCATCTAATTTACGTGATAAAGTTAGAAAAGTACCTGTTAATTTAAAGAAAGATTTTGATACTAATATAATAGAAGCTTTGCGTGATCTAGCAGGCATTGCTGCTCAACCTAAAAGCGCTTTCTTTTCTAATAGAGATCAATTACGTGCATTATTTGATAAGAGCAGAAAATCTCCTTGGAAATATTCAGCGTCCAGCAAAATTCCTAATACAGTAAATATCAGTTTTCGCGGAACAGATCAAATAAGTGATTTTTTAATAAAAGAAAGGCTCTTTTGTAATAAAGGTAAATTGCCCTTTGCGGACAAGCCTAGATTTTTAGCCGTTGATACTGGAGTTACTGGCGATGCTTGTGGTATATCAATGGTTTGTAAATGCGGCGTTAGAGTATTAAAAACGGATAAAAAATCCTATTTTGTACCTAAGTACTACGCTGATTTTTATATACGCTTAAAAGGCAAAAATAAAGATCCTTTTCCTTTATATAAAATTACAGAATTTGTTAAATATTTACGTAATGGTTTAAGTATAAACATTAAGGGTGTAAGTACTGATGGCTATCAATCTACAGAAATGAGACAAAATATATCTATAGCTTTTCCTTCAATGATTGTAGAGCTACTATCCGTAGATGCAGATGATATTGCCTATTTGAGTCTAAGAAATAATGTTACTGATGGTACTCTTACGGGACTATATCCAGATAAGAATTTATTAGTAGAAGCTTTGGATTTACAGCATATAGTAACAGGACAACGAGGAACAAAAGGTTCCTTAATAAAAATGAAAGTAGATCATCCTAGAATAGCTTCTGATGGTTTCGTAGGGAGAAAAGATGTTATCGATTCTTTAACTTCTGCCTTATACTCCTGTAAGGTACACGATACAGCAGCATCTATAGAAGAAATTCAAGAACAAGTAAAAGAAATAAAGAATATTGATATAGATAGTGTAATTGCTGAAGCTGATAAATCTGTAGAAGATGCTTTAAAGAAAGTTGACGACATAAATTTAGACAATCTTTTGGAATAATGTTGTCTCCTTTCATATATTTTATCTATTTATTATATAAGAGCGCAGGGAGCGCTCATTCTCATTTAACTACGGAGGTCGTAGATGAACTATTCTATCTTTATAGGCAGATTTCAACCCTTTCACAATGGGCATCTTAACGCTTGTGAACAAGCTTTGCATCGTTCAGGTCATATCATTATTTTAGTAGGCTCAGCTTTTTCATCGAGAAATATAAAAAACCCTTTTTCTTGGGAAGAACGCCGCAGCATGATCTCGAGTGCTCTTGACGCTAAAAAATATAACGGTCAATATACTATCTTACCTATTCGCGATTACTTTTATAGTGATAATGCTTGGGTAGCTAATATACAGAAAAAAGTAGAAACTATTATAGGCCCTACAGATAAAGTTTTTCTATGTGGCAGAGATAAAGATGCTACGACTTATTACCTTAATTTATTTCCTCAATGGGATTTTATGCCTATTATGGTAGATTTTCCTGTAGATGCTACAGGTGTCCGACGCGCATATTTTTCAGAGAAACTTGCGGGCGATTTTAAATCTACTTTTAAGGAAGATAGATTAGCACCTATCAACGTACCAAAGAGTACCTTACAGTTTCTCAAAAAATTTAGTAAGACTAAGGAGTACATTAGAATGCGAGAGGAGGCTTCCTTTATTAAAAAGTATAAAGAAGACTGGTCATCTGCGCCCTATGCTCCTGTCTTTGTTACTACAGATGCTGTAGTAGTATGCGGTGGTCATGTATTATTAGTTAGGCGTAGAGATAATCCCGGAAAAGGTTTATATGCTCTACCCGGCGGTTTTATTCAACCAGATGAACCTTTAGAAAAAGGTTGCTTACGTGAACTAAAAGAAGAAACGCGAATTAACGTACCGAAAGCAGTGTTAACTGGTTGTATCAAAGCAAAACGCGTCTTTGATCATCCGTTTAGATCTTTGCGTGGAAGAACCATTACACATGCTTTTTATATAGAATTAAATGAAAAGAAACTACCAAAAGTAAAAGGTGAAGATGACGCTGATAAAGCTTTTTGGTTACCTCTAAATGAAGTTATTAATAATATGAATAAGTTTTATGAAGATCACTTTCAAATAATAGAAAGTTTTATAGGAAAAATTTAACCTACTGCATGGAGCAGTAGTAAGCAAAGGAGATTTGCAATGAACATTTTAACACTAACAGACAGTTACAAAGTATCACACTACAGACAATACCCGCCTAATTCAGAGCATGTGTATGCTTATTTTGAGTCAAGAGGCGGTTTATATAAGAAAACTGTAGCCGCAGGTATGCAATATTATAGAGATAAATATATAGCTAAACCTATTACAATGGCCGATATTGACGCCATGGAATCTCTAGTAATTGCGCACCTCGGTCCAGGCGCTTTTAATAGGGCAGGCTGGGAATACATTCTAAGAGTGCATGGCGGGTATTTACCTATTGAAATAAAAGCTGTTCCCGAAGGCACAGTTCTTTCAAGTGGTAATATACTGATGAGTGTTGAGAACACCGACAAAAAAGTGCCTTGGCTAACCAATTATGTAGAGTCTCTTCTTGTTAAAGTATGGTATCCTACGACAGTAGCTAGTACTAGCTACTATATAAAACAACTTATTTTAGAAGCCTTAGAAAAGAGTGGCGACCCATCATTGATAACTTTTAAACTGCACGACTTCGGCGATAGAGGAGTAAGTTCACCGGAATCGGCAGCAATTGGTGGTGTAGGGCATCTCTTTAATTTTAGAGGAACGGATACTCTTACCTCTTTAGATATGGCTAGAACTTACTACGGCTGTGACATGGCGGGATTTTCAATACCAGCTAGCGAGCACTCTACTATAACATCATGGGGTCGTGAACACGAGGTTGACGCCTATCGGAATATGTTACACCAGTATCCCGAAGGTTCGGTAGCATGTGTTAGTGATAGCTACGATATCTATAATGCCTGTGAGAATCTATGGGGTGGTGTACTAAAAGAAGAAGTTCTTGCTAGGGATGGCGTTCTCGTTATTAGACCTGATAGTGGTGATCCACAAGAAGTACTACCAAAAATGCTAGATATTCTTGGTGATAAATTCGGCTATACACCAAATAGAAAAGGCTATAAAGTACTAAATGATAAAGTACGCGTGATTCAAGGCGATGGTGTTACGCCTCAATCTATACCACTTATTATGGATGCTGTGATGAATGCTGGTTGGTCTATAGATAATATAGCCTTCGGTTCTGGCGGCGGTCTCTTACAGAAGATGGATAGAGATACATTAAAATTCGCTTTTAAGTGCTCGAGTATAATCATTGATGGTGAACCGAGAGATGTTTTTAAACAACCAATTACAGCTGCGTGGAAAAGTTCAAAGGCTGGTAGGTTAAAACTTACTCAGGATAAGGGTATCTATAAAACAGTTAGAGAGGAAGAGGGTGGTACTAATCTGTTGCGGACAATTTATCGTAACGGAGAAGCTTTTAATACAGATAATTTAGATACGATTCGACAAAGAACTGAGAGTAAAGTATATTAATATTATAGTTTTGCTATTTAGATGTGCGAAAGCATTTTATATGTTGAGTGACACTTGTAGTCATATAGCTGAGAACAGAGTCGCGAATCGATGCTCAGAACTCCCGGATGGATAGTTGTGTATTAAGTCCCCAAGGCGCATATAAAATAATACACCGTCTAAATAGCTTGCTCAAAATAGGTAGTGAATATGAATATTATAGATAAAATTATTAAGTGCTTAAATATGTCAGAGTCTAACGTGAATGAACACGAGGCTGCTAATGCTCTACACGCAGCTAAAAAACTCGCAGCCAAACACAATTTAGATATTGCAGAAATAGAAGCCATAAAACAGGACAAAGATTCATCAGAAATTACTTATGATATAGTAGAAGGAAATACTAAGACCAAAAGAGCATACTCTATTTATGAAAAGCAATTATTCTTTGTCTGTGATCATCTTTTTGGTACTAAACACTATTTTTCTACTAGAACTTGTGGTCATTTAAGAGAAACACATACAGCATTTATAGGCACACCAACTGATGTAAAATTATCTTTAGCCGTATTTACAATATTAAGAAAGATGGTTGAGCGCAATGCTCGAAAAACTTATGGCAATAAATGGACTAGCATACATCGTAGTTATTGTTTAGGTTTTGCTTATAAATTAAAAGATAGAGCCATAATGCAAGTACAAGAGCCTTCTACAAGTTATGCTTTGGTAGTACAAAATAAAGAACAACAGATAAAAGACTTTTTCGATGCTATGGGATTAGATCAAAGTAGAGCTAATGATTCTGCTGACATAGACGACGAAGCTTTTGTTCAAGGCGCTATCAAAGCCAGAAAAGTTAATTTAAACTTTAAAGAATCATTGGTTTAGGATTATATAATGACTAATAAAAAATTAGTAAGATGTAATAAAGCGGATACGTGTGGTCAGATATTTTGCCTACATGCAGAGCCGCATAAAATACAGAGTGTATATCTGTACGAAAATGGTCCTGAGCGTACTTTGTGTGATAAACCTTCTTATTGCGCAACATTAGAAGCGAATATGAAGTGTATACCTTATAAGGAGAAAGCTAAATGAAATTTAGTGAAAGACTAAAATTAGAAAAACAGTTTCATCAATGGCGTAAAAGATATGCTGAGACTAATGATGTTATGCCAGCTGATACACCGGCTAGTTTTTTGGTTTTTCTTGAACAGAGAGGTTTAATTAAAAAGTATAAGATATGCCCTCAATGTAATGGTAAGGGTGATCATACTGGTTTTCCGAATAATCAAGATTGTTATGCCTGTAATGGTACTGGCGTAGAGATACTAAAAGAGGAATAGCTGGGAAGGGTTTTTATGTATAAAGCTAAGAGGTTAAACACTCAAGAATATGTTCAAGGTACTCTTGTTATGGATACAGGATTTTGTTATATATTCCAAGGAATAAAAGAACATATTAAACGGGATGATTATGTATGTACTTTAGTTACAGTAACCTTTTCGTTATATAACGTCTAAAGAATATAAGGAATTTTTAAATA